CTTTGAAGAAGAGCCAGCAGCAGAAGAACCGGCAGCAGATACTGATGCAGGGTTTGGAGCAGATCAAGCAGAACAAGAATCTGCCGAACCAACAGAATCTAAAAAATTAAATGTACAAGAGTTAGCAGAATTTCTACATAGTTTCTATGATAGAGAATCAGGCACATTCCCTAAAGGCCCAGAAGGCGTTTGCACAATGGTAGGCAAGAAGTTTGGTGAACAGGCAGAAATGGTTGCTCGCAAAATGGTAGAAAGAATGGCGCCACAACAACAAGATCCGCAGATTGCAGAATTGGCTCGTATTAGAGAACTAGCAGGCTATTAAGATTGTTCGTAAGCAGTTAGAGTTGATTAAGAACTCTATTAGATTGGGCACTTAGGTGCCCTTTCTTTTGGTAAAACAAATTCATTTTTATGTAGAAAATATTTGACTTTGCTAAATAAAAAGCGCATAATAAAACATGTGCATAAGGCATATAAGCATTTTAAGGCATAACATAGGAGGCATATAAAATGGCTACATTAGCAGAAATTCGTGCAAAACTTCAAGAAGCACAATCAAAGTCCACCGGACAAACCACTTCAGGTGGTGACAACGCAATTTACCCACATTGGAACATGCAAGAAGGCAAGGAAGCGGTTATCCGTTTGCTGCCAGACGGCAACTCAGCCAATACATTTTTCTGGGTAGAACGTGCAATGATCAAATTGCCGTTCGCAGGTATTAAAGGTGAAGCAGATAGTCGTCCAGTTCAAGTGCAAGTTCCTTGCGTTGAAATGTACAACGACGGTTCAGTTTGCCCAATCCTATCTGAAGTGCGTGGCTGGTTCAAGGACAAAGCACTAGAAGAAATGGGTCGTAAGTATTGGAAGAAGCGTTCATACATCTTCCAAGGCTTCGTTGTCGAAGACCCAATTAAAGAAGATAAGATTCCTGAGAATCCAATTCGTAGATTTATCATTGGTCCTCAAATCTATCAAATTATCCGTTCAGCGTTGATGGATCCAGAATTGGAAGAATTGCCAACAGACTTCCTGCGTGGTGTTGACTTCCGTATTGCTAAAACCAGCAAAGGCGGTTTTGCTGACTACTCTACTTCAAAGTGGAGCCGTCGTGAACGTGCCCTAAGCGAAGTTGAACAAGCAGCCTTGCAAACACATCAACTATACAACTTGAGTGACTTCCTTCCTAAGAAGCCAACTGACGTTGAGTTGAAGGTTATGAAAGAAATGTTTGAAGCATCAGTTGATGGCGAACCATATGATATGGATCGTTGGGGTCAATACTTCAAACCAGCTGGCATGGGTCAAGCTACTGGCGATCCTAACAAAGCATCTACACCGCGTGTCAGTGCTCCGGTTCAGACTCCTGTTGCAGAAACAGCAGAAGAGGAAGCTCCTTGGGAAGCTCCGGCAGCAGTAGCTCCGGCAGCACCTGCTCCTTCGAGTTCCGGCACTTCCAGCAAAGCTCAAGATATTCTTGCAGCTATTAGAGCAAGACAAAACGCATCTTAATGTATGCTAGACGAGTATGGGTTAACTCCCATACTCTCTTACCACTATAGGAAATAATATGGCGAAAGCATTTGATATAAGCAAATTTAGAAAGTCAATCACTAAATCTATCGATGGTTTAAGTATTGGCTTTAATGACCCAGTTGATTGGGTTAGTACAAACAACTATGCATTAAACTATTTGATTAGCGGAGACTTTAAAAGAGGTATTCCTCTAGGCAAAGTAACGGTATTTGCAGGCGAATCCGGTGCAGGCAAAAGTTTTATCTGTTCAGGTAATCTAGTTGCAAATGCACAGAAGCAAGGCATTTTTCCTATCTTAGTCGATACAGAAAATGCGTTAGATGAAGCATGGCTACATGCTCTCGATGTTGACACTAGTCCAGACAAGTTGTTAAAACTTAATATGGCTATGATTGATGATGTAGCGAAGACTATTACAGAGTTTGTTACAGAATATAAAACAATGCCCGAAGATGAACGTCCCAAGGTACTGTTTGTTATTGACAGCTTAGGTATGTTGTTGACTCCAACAGATGTTAATCAGTTTCAAGCAGGTGATCTAAAGGGCGATATGGGTCGAAAGCCTAAGGCACTAACAGCGTTGGTTCGTAACTGTGTTAATATGTTTGGCAGCTTAAACATTGGATTAGTCGCAACTAATCATACATATGCTTCACAAGATATGTTTGATCCGGATGACAAGATCAGCGGCGGACAGGGCTTTATCTACGCAAGTTCTATTGTCGTAGCTATGCGCAAGTTGAAGTTGAAAGAAGACGAAGACGGTAACAAGGTTTCAGAAGTTAACGGCATTCGTGCCGCTTGTAAGATTATGAAAACTCGTTACGCAAAGCCGTTTGAAAGTGTACAGGTTAAGATTCCTTATGAAACAGGTATGAATCCATATAGTGGACTAGTCGACTTGTTTGAAGCTAAAGGGTTGCTTAAGAAAGAAGGAAACAGTCTTGTGTACACAACTGCTGATGGAGAAATCATCAAACAGTTTCGTAAGGCCTGGGAAAGAAATGAGAACAACGGCTTAGATAAAGCAATGGAAGACATTTCTAAAAACGGTGAAAAAACTGAATCAGTGATAACTAATAGTGTTGAACCTGAAACGGAGATTACAGAATGAAAGATGATTTAATTGCAGATCTTTGGACCTTAGTAGTAGAGCACATTGCTGAAAAGCATCGTAAAGATGTGGCTGCTGATTTTATTAATACACTTTTAGACTATGGTGTTAAAGAAAGTGTTTTAGAGAACCTGCAAGGGGTTGACCCTTACCTCGATGATGCAATACAATATGCAACTGACGGAGAAGAGATTGATTCCGACGATGATTATGATTACAACGAAGGTGAGGATTAAATGAATTGGTACGATCGGGTTTCTAAAGATATATCAAGTATTCCCGATGCTGTAGCTTATTATGAAGCTGAGCTATTGGCAGCAAAACAAGATGTCCGTGTATCGGGAAATATCGAAAGGGCTGCTGCTAATATGCCTGGCATTGTTGAAAACCGATTTAATCAACTTCAAGAGATCGAAGGTATCTTAGAATATCTAAATATTGAACTAAGACGACTTCGATCTCAATACTTTCGTAAATATCTTGAAAACTATCAACGTTCTTTAAGTTCTAGAGACTGTGAAAAGTTTGTAGAAGGTGAAGCAGACGTTGTAGATTTTGAGAAAATCATTAATGATTTTGCCTTGCTACGTAACAAGTGGCTCGGCATTATCAAAGCTCTTGATATCAAACAGTGGCAAGTTTCAAATATTGTTAAACTTAGAACTGCTGGATTAGAAGATGCTACTCTTTAATGATGTGATAAGTGTAGTAACTCCATCTGGGATGAGGCTGATATTTTTTAAAGGCCTCTTCTAGAGATCTCTTTGCATGATTTTCTATTTTACCATCATTTTTAGAAAATCCTATTTTTAAATTACTTTTTATTAACAGTTGACCGCCCAGGTTTAACTGATCAAGTGATTCGTCTATTAGTTCTTTCCAATCAACAGAACACCATTCAACATTCATATCGAATGTAGTTCTTATTAGAACAATTACATCCCAGGGACCTTTAGGAATCTCTTTCTTATAAGATGGAAACAGTGCGCATTCTACCGTTTCTAAGTTTAAATCTTTATGAAAGTTCAATAAGTCTTTGCTAGATCTACCAAAGTAAGTTCCGAGATAAGAATGTCCGTAATGTTTACATAAAGATCCAAAATGTCCAATGCCTGCACCTATGTCTAATACTTTTTGATTTTTTAGTTTATCTAGATTTAAAATATCTAAGCAGTTGAGTTTTTCATCGATATATGTATCTTTTTCTAGGTATTTGATCCAATCATTATCAACCGCACCATATAAATGTCCGGCAAATTTTATTTGTTCTTCAATTCTACAAATCTTTTTAGCATCTTCGATACTTAGCATAACTTTCTCCAATACGATATTTATTAATAAAATACCCAGATAAATATCTGCATGAAACGCATTGTACTAATCACAGGGGGTTTCGACCCCCTTCATTCTGGGCATATTGCCTATATCAAAGCAGCAAAGGCTCTAGGCGATACACTAATAGTCGGAGTTAACTCAGACGAATGGTTACGTAGAAAAAAAGGGCAAGAGTTTATGCCCTGGGAAGAACGTGCAACCATCATTTCAGCTCTTTACGATGTTGATAGAGTTATTAACTTTAATGATAGTGACAACAGCGCCAAAGATGCTATTAGAAAAGTTAGGGCAATACATCCACATGCCCATATTATCTTTGCAAATGGCGGAGATCGAACTAAAGAAAATATCCCAGAAATGAATCTTCTAACAGAAATGTTACATTTAGAATTTACATTTGGTGTCGGCGGCATAGACAAAAAGAATTCTAGCAGTTGGATTTTACAAGAGTGGAAGGCTCCTAAGACTGAGCGTCCCTGGGGCTACTATCGTGTATTGCACGAAGTCCCTGGAATGAAAGTTAAAGAACTTACAGTTAATCCTGGATGTAGCTTGTCAATGCAACGTCATAAACTCCGTGCAGAATATTGGATTGTTAGCGAAGGCCGCGCCAATGTTAATAGTTTAATGGCTGGTGGATACTCGTTACCGACAACAGAACTAGCACTTCACGAAGAATACAAAGTTCCAGTCAATGAATGGCATCAGCTAACAAATCCATATGATACTCCGGTTAGAGTTGTTGAAATACAATATGGGGCTGAATGTGTTGAAGAGGACATTGAAAGAAAATGATTCCAATCTTTATCGGATACGATCCTCGAGAAGCAATAGCGTATCACACCTGTTCTAACAGCATTATTCGACAAACTAGCCAACCTGTTGCCATAGTGCCAATGGCCCTAAATCTTCTTAAAGGTTATAAAGAAGAACATACAGATGGTAGTAATCATTTCATTTATTCTAGATTTTTGGTCCCACACCTAACTGAATACAAAGGATGGGCAATCTTTATAGATGGTGATATGATTCTTCGTGATGATATTAACAAGCTGTGGAAATTAAAAGATGACAGCAAGGCAGTAATGGTAGTTAAGCACGACTATGAAACTAAGATGACTGAAAAGTATCTCGGTGCAAAAAATGAAAACTATCCTAGAAAGAATTGGTCCAGTGTCATTCTTTGGAACTGTGGTCATCCTGCTAATGCTGTTGTTACCCCTGAGTTCATACAACATTCAACTGGCGCACAGGTACATAGATTTACTTGGCTGACTGATGATTTAATAGGTGAGTTACCTAAAGAATGGAACTGGTTAGATGTTGAGTATGACTGGAACTCGTCTGCCAAACTTGTACACTATACTCTTGGTACTCCGTGTTTTAGCGAGTTTGCCGATCAAGGTAGTTTTAGTAACGAGTGGCATCGAGAAAGAATCCTTACAGAATACTGCCAACAACGTACCTTATGATTTTTTTAAGTAAAGACGGTAATGACGAATATGTAAACATGTTTGCTGCCGGGTGCAAAACTATACCTGTCTCTACAGACGACTTCGACTATGATGCTAGCAATGATCCTATTGTACTTCGAGGGATCATGAAGCACAAAGTAATGAAACGTTGTTGGGAAGACAAGCGAGATTTTTATTATATAGATACCGGTTACTTCGGCAATGAACGGAATCTCAATAACCCCAACGGCTGGAAGTATTGGCACCGTATTGTTAAAAATGATCTACAACACGGATCTATAATACCCAGATCTGATGACAGATTTAAAAAGTTTAATAAAAAGTTTGAATCTTGGAAGAAGGATGGAAGAGCTATATTAGTAGCTGCTCCGGATGAAAAACCCTGCAAGTTCTACGGTACTACACAAGAGCAATGGGTAAACGAAACTGTTAATAAAATCAAACAATACACCGATCGTCCTGTGATTGTTAGACAACGTGCTCCTAAGCGCATTGATAGAATAGCTACAGACACTCTACAACAGGCGCTAGACAAGGATGTGTTCGCTTTAGTTACCTTTAACTCTGTAGCTGCTATAGAAGCTATTTTTCACGGTATACCAGCATTTACTCTTGCACCAGCAAACGCAGCAAGTCCTGTTGCTTTACAAGACCTAAGCCTAATAGACTCGCCATACTATGCAGACCGCGATAAATTATATGCATGGGGATGCCACCTAGCCTACGGGCAATATCATGTCAGTGAACTTAGGTCTGGCAAAGCAATGGAAATGTTAAATGAATGAAATATCGTTAGAAGAGTCGTTAGTAAGAGGCTCTGGTGGAGCATGTACTACAAATATTTTAGACGATAAACCGTTAGTTGTTCGTGGAGTGACTAGCAAAAGTGAAATAGAACAATGTGTTGCTGCCGGAAAAGATTATTACTACATCGATACCGGATACCTAGGAAACTTTCCTAGTGTTGGCAATCCGTCGGGCAAAAAGATCTGGCACAGAGTTGTTAAGAATGGATTACAACATCCAACTATCAAAGACGTACCGTCAGATAGATGGAAACGACTAGTAAAGCAAGATCCTAGACTAGAGTGGGCAGGATGGAAGTCATTTAATAAAAAGATTCTTTTAGTGTTGCCAAATCCCAAAGCCTGTAGATTTTATAATATTGACTGTGATAAATGGATCGCCGAAACGATTGAAGCAATCTCTAAACATATCGATATACCCATAGAAATACGAGTTAAGGGTTCCAGAAGTTTTAGAAATAAAGAATATACTATCTATGATGCTTTTGATAGTGGCGTTTATGCCACAGTATCATTTAACAGTATTGCTTCTTTAGAATCAGTATTATACGGAATCCCGGCGTTTGCATCTGTACCTTGTGCTGCAAGCCCATTGGTTGATTGCGACCTCAAGAACATAATAAATCTATATAGACCAGATGAGCAGACTATATTAAATCAATGTAAGAATCTTGCATATGGTCAGTTTACACAAGAAGAAATACTCAACGGCACTGCATGGAGTTTATTAAAATGAAGTTACTGTTAAATGATAAAGAACTTACGTATTTCTTAATAAGTCAACTTGACCTTGTGGAAACATGCAAAGAAGTGTGGTACAGTGAAGAAAGTGTTGGACAGGTTCGTACCTATATCATGTACGAAAAAATGAAAAGAAAGTTTGACATTAAAAAGATGAGAGATAAGTTTAAATCTAAAATCAAAAGCGCCGTTGAAAGAGATTTAAAAGACTATCGTAAAAGAATCAATGCACACTTAGATCAAAAAAGAGATTTTTATTTTAATAAGATTCATAAAAATCTTGATTATTTCTTAATGAAACTAGGGGAAGAAAAAGTATTAGAGCAGTATAGGAATAGTCAAAAACAAAACTTTGTTAAAAGTGTAGGATTCAATTTATCTCCTACTGCTAAGATGATCAGAAGGAAAGATTTCACAAACTACTCTGAAGATTGTCTTATTAGAAATACTGTAGGAAACGAAGAACTGCTAGTATCAAAGATAGATAAAGGATATCCTTTTTGGTTTATTGACAGCGGATACACAAACTTTTTAGAGCCTAATAAAAAGTGGCATAGACTAGTTCACAATCACCTACACCACGGTAACATTATCGATGCGCCAGTTGATAGATTAGGAAACTTTGCATCTTTTCCACACCAGTGGAGACACTCTGGAGAAAAGATATTGGTCATTGAACCTGGACCATTTGCTGCCAGCATATTTCATGTAGACATAAAAACATGGAGGTATAGTATTGAAGCTGAGATTAGACAGTACAGTGATAAGCCCATTGTCTTTAGAGAAAAAGTTAATAAAAAGACTAGAGAAAATCTATATAAACACCTGACAGACGAGGATTACTACTGCGTTGTTAACATTAATTCAAATGCTGCAACAGAATCTATTTGGGCAGGCGTGCCAGTGATTACATTAGATAGACATATCACAAATCCAGTGTCACGTAGTAAGATTTCAGACATAAACAATCTTTATAGACCGAATCTTGCCAACTGGTTGTGTATGTTAAGCTACAGTCAGTTTACTTTTGAAGAGTTAATAGACGGAACTGCTGGAAGATTGGTGAGGAAGTATCATGGATAAGTTTACTGCTGTTGCATACTTCGGTGGGATTCCCCCAAATAACAATAATCCGGAAAAACCATTGATTTTATCTAACTTTTGTCAAGGTGTAACGGCATCAGGCGACACTGCGATTGCACACAAGGGAATGAATGTTGTAGATTGTGATGTTGCACTGATACAGGGCTTTGTACATGACCACGGAAAAACATTGCCTCACTTGATGTTGAGGAAAAATGCAGTTGACCGCCAAAAAGCTAGAGGCAAACGTAGCCTTATTGTAGATAGCAATCTGTTTTTATATGCAGACAGTGGAAATACAAAAACATATCTTCGTTACAGTTACGACGGTGTCTTTCCCACCACTGGTTTTTACTTCGACACAGACGTTGACCCAACTCGATGGCAAAAAATCAGTAACAACTTAGGAATATCTCTAAAACCCTGGAGGAATGAAGGCAATCATATTTTAATCTGCCTTCAGCGACACGGTGGTTGGAGTATGGGTGGTCTAAGTACACTAGAGTGGCTTGAAAGAACCATTGCACAGATAAGACAGCACTGTAAAAAGAGACCCATTGTTGTTAGAACACACCCCGGCGACAAAAAAATCAAACAGGTGTTAAGAATCAATCATAAAAATGTCACAGTAAGTAAAAATGAAAAGTTAACTGACGATTTAGCAGGTGCTTGGGCAACTGTTGTCTATAACAGCAGTCCTAGTGTTGCTAGTATCATCGAAGGTGTGCCTGCATTTTTAACAGATCCGCAGCCTCAACACAGTCAGAGCTTTGGAGTTGCAAATACTGACTTATCTAAAATAGAAAATCCAGATTTGCCGGATAGACAAGCCTGGATTGAACGTGTAGCTATGTGCCACTGGAGTTTTAACGAACTGAAGTCAGGTGAAGCGTGGCAGTTTTTTAGAAAATATATTTAAGAAAACTGTTTCCAGTAGGATTCTGTTCTCTTTACTAACAGATCTGTTCTCTTACTCTTTCCTAGGTCTTTACGACCACCTTTTAAGTGATCTAACCATGCTCCCCATTCGCTATTAATCAACGGATGGCCTTCACCTGTTACTAATCCGTCACTCCAGTTCCACTCATTTAGTGTCATAGTCTGTCGGACTGCATCAAATACAAAACTATCATGCCATTCGGCAAGTGTAAAAATACCTTGCTCTGCATTATCGTAATAATCTTGAAACTTTTTCAAGAATTTCTGAGTGCCTTCATTTTTTAAGCTCATAGAGTAAAGCCCACATTCTGTGAACTTACCTTTTCTTCCAAGGAAACACAAATCTTTTGTGGTAGGACAAAGTCTTTCGAGGTCTTTTCTGGAAATGGGACTATGACAAACAGTATCGGCGTCCATCCAGAGCAAAATATCACTGTCACACTCCTGAGCGCAGGCAAAAATACTGTATACCTTGTGACTAAATCTTACAGCATGCCACTTGAATCCTTTACCAGAGTCTTTTCTTTTTGACCTAACAGGATCATCACTAACATCGCCGTTGGCCTTTGGCACTCCTTTCCATTTATTTTTGAAATCTACCAATGCTAAACTTTCTTTATGCAAATCTTTGACTATCAGATTCGGTGCTTTTTCCAAAACTTCACAATCTTCGGCATAGACATACAAGGTAACATCAGTTGGCCAACTTTGTAAAAATGTTTGGATCATACGTTGACCATATTTTTCATACCCTTCTTTGTGAAAGGTTGTAACTACTGAGATTTTCATTTTTTTAACTTCCAAATTTGGTAATCTTTGTACAGCTCAACAATTTCGTAATGATTTCCGTTGAGCATTTTTGAGTATGATCGATCAATAAACTCTCCCGAGCCTATAAAAATAGTTGGCCAGTATCTTGTCCATGCAGATTTTAGTTTTCCTATCTTATCTATTTTATCAGCGTCGATAAAAATCACACTGATGTTAGGCAATATAGAAATATCGTCAAAATCTTCACGGTATACTACATTTTTTCGTTTGAAAGATCTGTCGCCGTCTGACAACACAAATACAGTATTAAAAATATCGCATAGACTTTCTAGGTTACCAAAGGCTGAACCTACAACAATACAGTTTTCTAATGCCCTAGAATTTTTTTCTAATCTTTTTGTAAATTTGCTCATCAAAATCATTAAATACTCTGATATTTATAAAACTTATGCGCTTCAGATTATATAGAGAGTTTGGTGCTCTCAACAGTCCTCCTATTTTTGATGCCTTCGAACAGGGAATCAAATCACTTGGTCACGAGTCAACTCACGATCCGGATGCCATACCAGTAATTTGGTCAGTTTTATGGCAAGGACGCATGAAATCCAATCAGACAATCTATGAAAAATGTAGATTGGCAGGTAAGCCTATAGTTATCATTGAGGTTGGAAACTTTCATCGAGGTCAAACTTGGAGGATTGGAGTTAATCACATTAACAGTCTTGGATTATTTGGAAACGATGAAAACCTAGATTTAAATAGACCGGATTTTTTAGGGGTAAAACTAGAAAATTTCGTGAAAAATCGAAGACCGGAAATACTTGTGGCTGCACAGCATCAACACAGTTTGCAATGGGAAGGCCAGCCTACAATGGCTCAATGGACTACAAACATTGTCAATAACATTAGGGCACACACCGATAGAAACATCATTGTTAGACCACATCCAAGATCTCCATTTTCTGTGAATTTACCGGGGATAAAAGTCGAACGACCTCAACGTGTACAAAACACCTATGACGACTTCAATATCAACTACAACTTTCATTGCATCATAAATCACAACAGTGGTCCTGGCGTTCAAGCTGCTATAAATGGCGTTCCTGTGATCTGTGACAGGTCTAGTTTAGCCCATGAAATTACAGGAAAAATTCAAAATATTGAAGACATAACATTGCCCGATAGAGACGATTGGTTTTTAAAACTATGCCATACAGAATGGACAGTTAACGAGATACGTTCCGGAATTCCTCTCAAGAGATTAGAGAAATATCTTAGTCTATCATTGACTTCACAGTAAGTCTATACTATAATATTACTATGTATTATGAAGACATTTTCACCAAATTTTACGAAGGTATCTGTTCTCAGCCTTCAGTGTGGTCACATACTGATGGTAGTGGTGCTGCTTCTTTCTACTCGCTGATTATTTCAGGCAAGGCACTGACTTATAAACAAGGTCAGTACCTAATACGCATTTTAGAAAAATATAAACAGATTAGCAAAGTAGCTGGGTTTGACTATACTGATAATCTAAAAACTGCCACATGGAAAGCGGTCTTTAGAGAAATCGATCTAACAAAGAAACTATCATGTCTAAAGGACGAAGAAGGAATTCTTTGGATTTGTTTCAAGTTTCCGTTCCAAACAAAAGAAATATTTGAAAAAGAGTTTGATAAAGATCTACGTAAACCAAACGTTAGTAAATGGGACAATGACAAGAAGGTAAGACTGCTTTCTTTCAACGATTTCAACCTTATTAGAATACACGCATTTGCCATGGAACATCAAATAGAAATCGACGAATCATTTATGTTTGCGATGAGTGAAGTTGAACAGGTTTGGCAATCGCAAAGCGACATTAGTCCTTACTGTAAAATCGAAGATGGAAAAGTAATGCTGGTAAATGCCAATAGTTCAGCACAAGAATATTGGGATTTGGAGTTCAGTGACAACGTTGTTAACGATCTCCTTACAGCCAAGCATATGGGATTTAAACTTGATCTAGGTCGAAATCCTGAATCAGTTATTGAACAACTAGCTGTAACCACAGACTCAAATTTTTACATTGTTGACCACACAGACGTGTTCAAAATCTATAAAGAAATCAAAGGAAAAGTTGCGGTTCTGCTGGATAGAAATAACGAAAGCATCGACTGGATTAAATCCTTTATTAAGAATGCCAACGATAACGGCATCCCTAACTCTGAAATAAGAGTCTGCTTTAGGTCCAATAATAACGATTCTCCTAATATTAATCAATGGATCAAAGACGAAGGTCTCGGCGGTCCTGTCGAAGGAGGAAAAATGCTAGTGTTCCAACACCAACCACCTAAGTGGTTGTTTTCCTCTAACGAACATGTTAAACTTATTATTACGAATTTCGTTCATCCAGCGCCTAGTTCTAGAACGCAAGACTGGATGACAAGCCACCCTTGTGTACTATATATGGACAAGGTAAAGGCTTCGACACTTAGGAATCAACATATTGTCAACCTGTAAACTTATTATTAAAGATGAAGTAAACATAAAACTAGACGGATTAGCAGTCGAATCAAGGCGCAAGATAGCCAACAAGCTCAAGTATGACTTGCCTTATGCTCGTCATATGCCTGCTTACAAGTTAGGTAGATGGGATGGCACTAAGAGCTACTTTGGTATCGGAGGCAACGGATATCTTGCGCATCTAGATATCATATTACCCATTGTTGAAAGTGAAGGTTATGAGATTGAGGTAGAAGACCATCGATTTGCTCATAACTTTAAGTTTGTGCCTGTAACAGAAAGCTATTGGGCAGACAAGGGCAAGACATGGCCCAAGGGACATCCAGAAGCAGGTAAGCCTATTGTTCTACGTGACTATCAATATGATGTTGTTAACAAGTTTCTAGAAAATCCTCAAGCACTGCAAGAGGTTGCCACAGGGGCAGGCAAGACTATCACCACTGCCACTTTAAGTCATTTATGCGAGCCTTACGGGCGCACAATGGTTATTGTTCCTAACAAGAGTCTTGTAGTTCAAACCGAAGAAGACTATCGAAATCTAGGTTTAGATGTTGGGGTATACTTTGGTGACAGAAAAGAATTGAATAAGACTCACACTATCTGCACTTGGCAAAGTCTTAATGTGCTTGATAAAAACAGTTACAACGAAGATGCATTGTCATTGGCAGAGTTTACCGAAGGCGTTGCTGCTATTATTGTTGATGAAGTACATCAAGCAAAAGCGGAAGTCTTAACAAAGTTACTTACACAGAACTTTAAGAACTGTGCTATTCGTTGGGGTCTTACTGGAACTGTGCCTAAAGAAGCATGGGAGTTTCAGGGAATCTTGGCCAGTATCGGTCCTGTTATTAATCAAGTATCTGCAAATGATCTACAGGAAAAAGGTGTGTTGTCAAACCTACACATTAACATTTTACAGACTACAGATGTACAGGTGTTTAGAAGCTACGCAGAAGAAAATAGTTTCCTTGTAACTGATCCTCACCGAATGGCATGGATGTCATCCAAGATTAAAGAATTGTCCCTAACAGGTAATACATTAGTGTTAGTAAACAGGATCGAGACTGGTAACATTATTGTAAAAGAACTCTCGACATTATTTGGCACTATTAAAGACGGTAAACCGGATGTTGCATTTATTAACGGTAGTGTAAAACTTGACGACAGAAAAGAAGAATATGATGAAATACGTACAGCCAATAACAAGATTATTGTGGCGACTTATGGTGTGGCCGCTGTGGGGATTAATATTCCTAGGATTTTTAATCTGGTTCTTGTGGAGCCCGGTAAGAGCTTTGTCCGAGTTATACAATCTATTGGGCGTGGTATTAGAAAAGCAGAAGACAAAGACCATGTCGAAATCTGGGACATAACATCAATGTGCAAATATGCCAAACGACATTTGACAGAGCGAAAGAAATATTATAAGGATGCAAAATATCCTTTCTCAATAACCAAGGTAAACATATGAGAATTTTAACATTAAACAACAGGTCATTTGATTTGAATGATCTACCAGATGAAGTGGATGAAGATACTAGATTTTCGGTATTAGATAATAGTAATCCTAATGATCCTGATTTTTATTTCATGCCATTAATATTTCTCGAATCATTTAACAGTCCTGCAATACTGTTAAATATAGGCGGGTATGAAGTACAGATGCCTTTAGATTGGTGCATGGTTGTTGGAGATAAAGACTGCGGATTAGATCCGGAAGTATTGCCATTAACTAGTATTAACGAACGAGGATTTGATGCATTTATTTTTAATCCAGTGAAAGGATTTAAGTGCGAATACATGCCGATTGAGATTGTAAATATCTTTCAAGATGTTAAATGGTATTTTCCAAAAATGAAAAACGGTCAACTGTTAACAGTACCATTACACGATGGACCTAATCCACCTTGTGCATATTTTGTCAAAGAGGTTAGTAGACAAAGTGAGATTTTACAACTACATCGTGTCATTTAAGATTTTATAAAGGATTGTTATGAAAGCAGGTAAAGTTTGGGGTCAAACAGAATTATTAGAAGCCAACGGTGTTCTTGAGTTTCATCGTATTGAAGCCAAGGCTGGCGGAGTTTGTTCGAAACATACTCACAAATACAAATGGAATGGTTTCTTTGTAGAGAAGGGCGAAATGATTATCCGTGTCTGGAAGAATAACTACGACTTAGTCGATGAAACGTTGCTCAAAGCAGGACAATATACAAAGGTTGCACCCGGTGAGTATCATCAGTTCGAGGCGGTAACAGATTGTATTGCTTTTGAACTATATTGGGCAGAGTTTGATCACGACGATATTGAACGTGAAACTGTAGGTCATGCAAAGTAATGTCGTTGATAGATAAGAAAGGATTTTATTGTCCTAGTGACACTGTCTATTTTAACGAATGGACAAAACTTTTTATAAAAAGTGCTAAGATCCATGCACCGTGGGCGCACATTCACGTTCATATATTTGATGCAACAGACGAAGATGTTGCCTGGTGCATAAAGAACGAAGTTTCGATAACTACTGAAGTTACACCCGAGCAGTATTGTCTTAATGATGATACAAAGAAAGGCTATTGGGTTACTACTCGATTTATTCGACTTCCGGAAATATATAACGACAGTACTTCTGTTATTGCTATTGATTCTGATAGTCTATTTAAAAATGATCTATCAGAATCTACATTTGATGCAGATTTAGAAAACAGCTGGGTAACTGTTAGAGGCGAAGATAATGCTAGTCTAGGCAGTGCATTAGGATTTGGAAAAGATAATGTTCGACACCTATATCGAGAAAAACTATTAGAACATAAAGATTCATTAAGATGGTTCTTGGATCAAGAAATACTCGATATCATGTTGAAGAATAAAGAAATCAATATGATGGATCTAAGGTATAGTGATTTTACATCACAACCGTCGTCCTTTGTATGGACAGGAAAAGGTAGTAGGAAATTTAAAAAGAAGTTTGCTGCATTAGCCGAAGAATATAGAAAAAAGGATTAATATGGGAAAGTATGTTGTAGATGAATCTAAGCCACATCTAGGTGGTAACTTTGCAGGAGGAGATCCTGCTACGTGGTGCCCATCGGCTTGGGATTATGTTGTAAAAAAATACAATGTTAAGTCTGTTATGGATGTAGGGTCTGGCAGAGGATATGCAGCACAATGGTTCAGCAATCAGGGACTAGCAGTCACAGCTATCGAGGGGCTAAAAGAAAACGTCGACAATGCTATTGTTCCTACGTCATTGCACGACTTAACTGAAGGTGCATTTGTTAACCCAGTTGACTTTGTAAATTGTATCGAAGTGGTAGAGCACATTGAAGAAAAGTTTTTAGATAATTTATTAACAACTCTATGTCAGGGAAAATATCTGTTAATGACACATGCTGTACCTGGGCAACGTGGATGGCATCATGTTAACTGTCAGCCTAGCGAATACTGGATTAAACATTTAGACGCTAGAGGATTTTCGTTATCTGTTGAAGATACTGCTGAAATTCAAAAGTTGGCGGCACAGGATGGCGGAAAGCACATTGCAAGAAACGGAATGATTTTTATCAAACGATAATGAAAAAGATTCTAATAACAGGCTCCTCTGGTTATATCGGTCAGCATTTAGTTCAGTTATTGTCATCTGAATACCAAATAACTGGTTTAGATATTTCTAAAAAATCAATGAATAAGTTTTATCATTTAGATATTACTCATCCGTTTTCGATTGCACAAGAGTTTGATACTGTTATACATCTAGCAGCATTGGTCAATGTTGGAGATTCTGTTAATGATCCTATAAACTATTATTATACAAATATTGTAGGAACATTATCAGTCTTAGAAAACATATCATTTGATAACTTTATATTTGCATCGACTGGTACTGCATCACAGCCTACATGTCCATATGCACTTTCTAAAAGATGTGCTGAAGATATCGTTGAAAAATATTGTATAGAAAACAACAAAACATTTACAACTTTTAGATTCTACAATGTAATCGGATCCGATGGATTTCAGCCAACTAATCCAGATGGCCTGTTCTTTAATCTAATAAAGGCGATTGAAACCGGTACGTTTAATCTCTACGGCGACGATTATTCAACGCCAGACGGGACATGTATAAGAGACTATGTTCATGTTATGGAGATTTGCGAATCTATAAAAATGGCAGTTGAAAAGCCATCTAATAAGTTAGAAAACTTAGGGCATGGCGTTGGTCTAACAGTAAAAGAAATCATATCGTTGTTTAAAGAAACTAATAATGTAGATTTTAATGTCAATGTATTAGATAGAAGACCTGGCGATTTAGAAAAAACCGTGTTAGATAATGTTTCTCCGTACATGCAAAAAATCTATTCTATGAAGGACTTGTTAAAATATGGGACAACTTAAACCAGGTGTAAAATACATATATGAGCGTCATGACGGAACAGTATATGCTAGAGAGTTTGGTGCAGATTCAAATACAAGAGTAGCCGTTGGGTGGGATTGGGAACCTGAAGATAATCCTTCAAGAGTTAGAGGAGCCTCAAGAGAATCTATGTTAGAAAATCAGTTATGGTATCAAATTAGAACAAAAGCAAAAGACAATCCTGCTTTACAAGCTGCATTAGATCGTGCTAAAATGTTATATTACTTGAGTAAAGAAGATGGCCAATAAGCACGTAGACCTTTTTAAAGATATTATACCTTCTGTAGATATGGGTATAATGGGATTATGGGATGCAGTCGATGAGGATGCACAGAAAGAAATAAAAAATGATCTGTGGAATCTCACTAGATATATCAGTAATGTAAAGACCAACAATAGAGAATTACAAGAACATTTTCTGTTAACAGTAAACGAGTTTTATAATAAAAACTGGGCATCTATACAAAAGCATCCTAAACTGCAATGGATGACTTTGTGTCTATGTGCGCATGAAAGTAAGAAAACATACTTTCACGAATACATACCATTAAAGACAAAGAAAGATAAAAAAACAGAGTTCTTGGCAAACCTATTTCCATTAATGAAAAGAGCAGATCTTGAAACACTTGCAGCAATCACTACAACTGAAGAAATCAAACAACATTGTCGAGACCTTGGCTGGGATAAAAAAGAAATCAATGGAATTAAGTTATAAATGTGAACACTGCGGGAAACTGTTTGCCAAAGAAAAAACTTTGGTAGTTCATATTTGTGAGCAAAAACGTAGGCATCTAAGCAAAGGTGAGAAGCATGTACAGATGGGACTAATGACCTATCAGCGTTTTTACGAGTTAACACAAAAATCTACAAAGCCTAAAACCTTTGAGGAGTTTGCATCTAGTCCTTATTACACAGCATTTGTAAAGTTTGGTAGTTTTATGGCTAATACCTCTCCTATCTATCCAGAGAGGTTTATTGATTTTGTGATCAAGAGTGGTGTTAAACTAGATCACTGGTGTCGAGATGAGCTATATGATCAATACATAAGCGAACTGATTAAGATAGAACCAGCCGACGGTGCAATACAGAGAACCATACAGACGATGATAGATTGGGGTGAAAAGAATAATGCTCAGTGGGAGCATTATTTTGCCTATGTTAATCTCAATAGAGTAACACACGATATCAAAGAAGGTCTGATCAGTCCTTGGATACTGTTAAATACCAAGTCTGGAAAGGAGATGCTCAAGAATATGAATGATGAGCAACTGGCTATTGTTGGCCCGGTTATTGATCCTCAGTTTTGGTTAAGACGTTTCAAAGCACTGCCTGCAGACCTTGCGTTAGTAAAAGATGTCGTCAAGGAGGCGAAGATACTGTAATGTCAAAAAAAACAAACGATCACATAGAAGAAGAGTTGGCTGAAAACGAAGAGTTTATTTCGAGAGATGATGTCGACATACAGGTAGTTGTCAGCGACGATGCTCCGGAAGTCTATGTGAAGTTTAGTGGATTTGATAATATGGAAGATGCCGAAGAGTATGCAGAGTTTTTAGCAAATACATTACCGTTGTTGCTGTTCGAGAGCACAAAAATACAATGAAGGAAAATCGAACACTATTAGATGGAACGGAAGTTCCTAATCTGGAAAAAGCAGTTACCTTAAAGGTCTATACTAAATGTCCTGAAAAGTATATGCTAACAGATATGCAAACTGGTGAAAAATATATAGGACATGAGGATCCAGAAAAAGGTCCTAGTCATTGGAAAAAGATTAACTAATGCCCGATATAGATATTGACTTTACTGACAGAGACCAAGCTCTGAAGATGTTTAACCATGTTGTCGCCAGCCGACTAGAAGATCAAAAGTTAGTAAAGCATAACACTGGTGTTTATCTACATGAAGCACCGGTTGATGCTAGAACCGGCGTGTGCTCTATCACATACGATCAAGCCGAGGAGCTTGGTTATTTTAAAATTGATTTTTTAAATGTTGGAATATACAAAGGTGTTGCTGACGAAGAACATTTAGTTAGACTAATGAACAAAGAACCTTTGTGGGAACTTTTATCTAACGATGAGTTTAACAGTTTACTATTTCATGTAAACGGCCATGGATCTATTTTGAGAAAAATGCAACCAAAATCTATTGAGCAGTTGGCGGCGGTATTAGCAATGATTCGCCCTGCAAAAAAATATTTGATTGGAAAAGATTGGACAACTGTCCTTGATGAGGTTTGGATTAAACCCAGTGACGGTGAGTACTATTTTAAGAAGAGTCACGCAATCGCTTATGCTACTGCGGTGGTTGTGCAGATGAACTTAATCTGCGAACAACTAGATTAACTAGGTTTGCGTAACAGCGTAATAGACTTACGTTTGATTCTTTTAACAATAATATCATTTAAACTAGTACACGGTCCAAAGACAAGTTTTACATCTTTTGTACTAAAGTTTTTGATAGCATATCTAAATTCTAGAATCTCTTTAGAAAGAAAAATATTAATAGGTATTTGCCTATTGGATTCCCACCACCAGGCTTCGCCTAGTTCTAAAAATCTCTGTTTTTCAACGTCTGTTTTTATAGCTGCATAGTCGTAAAGGCTAGTGATCTGTTGATCCTGATTTATAATAATTCCAACATATTCCTGATCAACGTGATTTATCACACTTATGAATGGAAAGTTTTGTTGTAGATTTTCTGTTATTCTCATAGATAAATATTAAACAAGGCACATATTATGCAACTTAGTCCAGTTTATTTATATTCGAACAAGATAGACGTGTTTACAAATGCGCTGGATTCCTGGACAGGAGGATATCGCAAAGTGTATCAAAGAAACTTAAAAATCTTTAGAGGTGTAGATAATCGCATCGATCTACAGCTTCGTAACGGTGATCAAAAAGCAATAGAGATATTTTCTGATCAATATGTAATATTCAATCTCATTAGCAGAGATACACAAGAACTTATTCTAGAAAAACAAGGTCTGAGCACTGATGACAGTAGTTCTAGCAGAGGCAGAGTTTATTTCACTCTTACAGAATCTGATCTATTAGATCTCGAACCCGGATTTTATCAATATTCCATCTATGTGGAAACGCGAGTAGCAATCAACGCAGAAGAGTATACAGTTTCATCCAAAACTCCTCTCTATGTTGATAGTCAGTTTGGCGTGGTAGGAACTATTGAAATCAGCGGAGATATAAGTGGTAGACTACAAGATAGTACTGTAGTTGATGCATTTTCTAGACATGTGGATGTAACTATCTCTAGTCCTAATGAACAGTATTTCAGCAGTATTATAGATGCAAATCCAACTACTTCTACATCATCGAGTCTACATACATTTCAGTTTTATTCTACAGCCTATGCCGGCACTGTAGTTATACAGGGAAATATTCAACCGGGATCTAATCCAGATACATGGGTCGATATCCCAGATGGTGCGTTTGAAAATGGTGCAAACAACTTTAATCCAACTACCGAACCATATAAAAATATTATAGGTAAATGGAACTGGTTTAGAATTAAACATATCCCAACCGCAGGAACTATTGACAAAGTATTATACAGGTAATATACTATATGTATGACCTTGGTTATAGACGTTTTCAATTCATTAATACCTCCACGGACTAAAAAAACACCTAGCGGTTGGCTCAGTTTTAATGCACCTTGCTGTCACAATCGCGGACATTCAATAGATGATAGACAGCGAGGCGGTGTAGTATACAAAGATGGTTTAGTCTATCACTGTTTTAACTGTGGGTTTTCAACAGGATGGAAACCAGGTAATCCAATAAGTCAAAAGTTAAGGTCATTGGTTAGGTGGATGGGCGGATCAGAAGACGATGTAAATCGTATGATCTTCGAAGCCTTAAAAACAGAATCTTCCGAACATAAAATAACTGAGTTTATTCCTAGTCTATTGTTTACTGAAAAAGATTTACCAGATGGTGCAATGCCAATCAGTGAGTGGATCAATAGTTCAGAGTTAGATGGTTATGCAGATAAACTTGCCCCAGTTATTGCCTATCTATACGATCGAGGCTTTGATGCGTTAGACAATAACTTTTACTGGACTCCAACCAGCGGCATGTCTGATAGAGTTATTATTCCATTTAGATTCAATGGAAAGATTGTAGGCAACACTGCTAGAAAGACTAGAGCAGGTAAACCTAAATATGTTTCCGATCAACCTCCTAACTATGTGTTTAACTTTGACAGTCAAACCTATTCTCAAAAATATGTGTTTGTAACTGAAGGTCCTTTCGATGCACTAAGCATTGGTGCTGTAGGATTACTGCATAACGAAATATCAGAACAACAGGCAAGGATTATCAACAGTTTAGGAATCAAACCTATTGTCATTCCCGATCAGGATTTAGCTGGATTAGCAGTGATTGACAAGGCCGTTGAGCTAGGATGGGCAGTGGCATTTCCTACATGGGAAGATGACGTAAAAGATCCTGCCGATGCCGTGAGCCGTTACGGTAAACTTTTTGTTGTTGTAGACGCGATTAAAACAGCGCAAGAAGGTATAATAAAGATTACAGTTGCTAGAAATCAACTAGAAGCAAAACTAAAAAGACTAGAGAAAGATGATTAAAGATTACGGATACGAAGTACAGAAACTATATTTAGAACTGATGATGGCAGACGCAGAAGTGTTTGTCCGCTGTCAAGGCATTTTCGATCATACATTATTCGATCGCAAACTACAGGATGCCGCTGAGTTCATTAATGAATACGCCAAGGGCTACAATGTATTGCCAGACTTTGAAATGGTTAATGCAAGCTGTAGAACTGACCTTAAGAAGCCAGAAGATGTCAAAGAAGGACACATGGATTGGCTTTTAGATGAGTTTGAAAACTTTACTCGTCACAAGGCACTAGAACGTGCAATCATTAAATCCAGTGATCTATTAGAACAGAAGAACTACGGTGAAGTAGAAGCATTAATCAAAGAAGCTGTTCAGATTGGTCTTGCTCGTGATATGGGTACAGACTACTTTGCTGATCCCAGAGGTCGATTATTGGGACTCAAAGACAAGAACGGTCAAGTGTCCACTGGTTGGACTACAATGGATAAGAAGTTATTCGGCGGATTCAACAGAGGTGAACTGAATATCTTTGCGGGTGGCTCGGGTGCAGGTAAGTCGTTATTCTTAGCTAACTTAGGTGTTAACTTTGCACTTGCAGGATTGAATGTTGTTTATCTGACACTGGAACTTTCGGAAGCACTAGTGTCTATGCGCATTGACTCTATGACTACCGGAGTTTCAACAAGAGAGATTTTTAAAGATCTTGACGATGTTGAAATGAAAGTTAAGATGATCGGTAAGAAAGCCGGCATGTTACAGATCAAGTACATGCCGTCGGGCAAGACAACCAACGATATTCGTGCATATCTAAAAGAGTATGAAATCAAATGCGGTAAGAAAGTAGACGTACTATTGGTTGACTATCTAGACTTGTTGATGCCCATTGGTAAGAAGATTTCAGCAGAGAACTTGTTTATCAAGGACAAGTATGTGTCAGAAGAACTTCGTAATCTAGCAATGGAAAAGAAATGTGTGTTTGTCACAGCGGCACAGTTGAACCGTGGTGCCGTTGAAGAAGTCGAGTTCGACCACAGTCATATTTCGGGTGGACTATCTAAGATTCAAACAGCAGATAATGTGTTTGGTATCTTTACCAGTCGTGCTATGCGTGAGCATGGCAAGTATCAACTACAGCTTATGAAGACTCGTAGTTCAAGCGGTGTTGGACAAAAGATTGATCTAGAGTTCAACATTGAAACATTGAAGATCACAGACTTGCCAGAAGATCAGCAAGAAGGTAACGGTGCTATCAATCGTGGTACCAGCAGTGTTATTGAAAAGCTAAAGAGAAAGACCAGTATGCAAACAGACAGCGATACTGGTGAAATACTAGAAAATCCTACAGAAGGTAAATCAGTAGGTAAAGTTAGAGGTCATGTAGAATCTACTAAACTACGTGAGTTGATTAACAATCTTGGCAATAATGAAGACGACACGTATTAAGTTAACAGAATGGTTTCCGGCAGAAGGTGAATATATAGACATTGACTGGCCCAAGGTACAAAAAACTATAGGAAAAGATCAGTTAGAATGGTTATTAAAACAGCCCAAAGATATGTGTCAGCTGGTCCTAGATAAAAGTGAATCTAAAGTAAAGTTAGTAGTTGAATTCTATAACGAGCACCTATTATTAAGCTATCACCTAATGTGGGCTAAATAATGAATGCGCCTAAGAGAATTATACGAACGTTCACCTCTAATAACTGTTAATCGCCGTCTTAACCCTAAGATCTGGAGCGAGGGTACACTTGACCCCCAGGTCTCGAAAAAACTCATGCAAATAGCAGAAGCATTTGTAGAGTTTGTGGGTATTGACCTAGATATTGTTGATTTGACCATTACAGGATCAAATGCCAACTATACTTGGACTGCACACAGTGATCTAGATCTACACGTTATTGTTGCCGGCATTCCGTCGGACAACGATAGAGAATTATTCAATGCCAAAAAGACACTCTGGGGCGATCAGCACGACATAACGGTAAAGGGCATGCCGGTAGAATGCTATGTACAGGGTCAGGATGAAAAACACCACAGCACGGGTGTTTATAGCCTGTTAAACAGCAAGTGGATTATTGAACCTAAAAAGATCAAGCCCCGTGTAGACGACAGTGCTGTAGAAGCTAAAAAAGACAGTGTACTGCATGATATTGAACTGGCACTGTTAAGTAAGGATCTAGATAAGATTCGCACAGTCAAAGATAAAATCACTAAAATGCGCAAAGCAGGACTTGAACGAGCCGGAGAGTGGTCAACAGAAAACCTAGTTTTCAAAATAATTCGAAACCTAGGTCTTATTGATCAGATTGCGGAAAAAATCCGCGAGCTAGAAGATCAAGAGCTGAGCCTAGAACAGGCCCAGCAACAGAGTTAATCGTCGCTGCCCTTAACAACTCCAAACAGTTGTAGCAGGTTAACAAACAGATTAATAAAGTCCAGATAGAGCGTAATAGCACCCATGATTTCTAAACTTGGGCTAGAATCTGTCGATACCATTTCACGAATCTGTTGTGTATCGTAAGCAGTTAATGCTAGGAATACAACAATAGCAATAGCACTGATAATCATCTGTAGCATACTGCTGCCCAGAAAGATGTTGATAATGCTGACAATAATGATGGCAATCAGTGCAATGAACGCATACTTACCGATACTGTCCAAACTGCGTTTAGTAAAGTAGCCATAAAAGCTCATTACACCAAACAAGACAGCAGCACCCATAAACGCACTTACAATACTGCCCATTGTGTAGACTGCAAATACAGTGGCAAGACTCAGACCCATTAGAGCAGCGAATCCATGCAGTGTTAGATGCGCCACCGCAGGAGGCGGATCACTGTTTAGAATCACGGGCACAATAAAGATAAAGACCAACGGTGCAAAAATCACAATCCATTTAGTAATGCCCGTAAAAAAGATCTGCATAAGTTCGGGACTTGAACCTACCCAATAGCTGATGATCATGCTGGTCAGCACAGCCAAACCCATGTTAGCGTAGACACGAGCCATGGCCTGGTTGATCTGTTCTGCTGAACGATAGACCGCCGAGGACATAAAGTTACCCAAAGTCGACATAAGAAAACTCCTTAAAAATAGTTGACAGTGTTGCTATTATATAGTAGAATAGATCAAAAGTCAAGTTTTTTCACAAGTTCAATAAATACGCATATTAAGGGGCACGACATGTTACACATCATCAACACACTAGAAGACAAACTACTGGCTTTGATCAAGGACGATCCTGTTCGTCCGGAGATTCCTGCGGAACAGCGAGTTAACTCTAACTCTAAAATCTTTGTACTAAAAGATGCAGAAGATCGCCCACTAGCGGTAACCTGCGTGAAGTTTCTTGCAGATATTCCAGAAAGTGTTGAAGATCTAGTGGACGGTGTAGTAACTGCCAATACTGCTGTGTTCTATACCATTTGGAGCTATGCTGCGGGTGCGGGCCGTGATTTGATTGCACGAGCACAGGCTGATATTGCTGCTGAACATCCGGAAGTTACCACCTATGTAACTCTGAGTCCAAAAACAGCAATGGCCGAACGATTCCATCTAAAGAACGGTGCGGCCAAGTTTCGTGAAAATCGCGATACTGTTAACTATCTCTACGAACGCTAGGGGTATAGCGCTCCACTAGAGGCACCCAGGGTTCTCTAGTGCGGCTGCTGAGATCTGCTGCTAACCGTTCAGCCAATTCATCTGCTAGGGCCTGCTGTGTGATTTCCAGTCTAGTGCCCGTTAGATCCTGCTGTTTCTGTGTCTGCCCTGTAAGTAGGTTGCGGGCTTTGACCATTAGATATTCTGCCATATTCTGCTCCTCTGCATTATTTAACCAAATGCTGTGCTAAAACCATGCAGCTTAACCAAGTCCACATGGTGTTGAATCCTACCAGTGTGGGCAGAAGCTTCTTGTTTGACGCCCAGATCAAGGTCAAGCTGGTCAGAAGTGTAAAGAAATAAAGCCACCAAACACTGATGCCAAAGATCAAACCCGGAATGATGATCACAGCTTTGGCCGTCCACGAAGCAAACTCCACAATATTGTAGTTGGTCCAATATTCACGTGTGAGCCACATGCCGTAGCACTGACGAATCTTACTCCAACCCGTGTGTGTATAGACCGCGGCCAATAATACAAGGCTAACTGATGTAGCCCATACAATCTGTTCCAATGTCATGGCGTTCTCCCCCATTTGATTTTCAACCAAATTCTTTCGTGTATGTAGTAGTCAACACTTAATAAAATATGCAGTGCTGTGGCAAATCCTGTAGCACTGCCAATGTCGCCTGTGAACAGATAGGTCCACAGTATAGTGAATAACCAAGCGGTTATCCTGTAACTGATCATTCTTGCCACTGTTCTTTTGTGAGTTTCCATTCAATCTACCTTTATCCATAGTTCGTAATAGGGATCATAGCGCCAGCCCTCCGGGGGCATCATGGGATCGTACAGTTCGGGATTTGTAGCGGGTGTAACAGCAGGCCTGTAGCGAGCCGTGTATTCCTGCCGTATGCGCAGCCTAATCTCGGGATCTGTATATTGATCTGCATACAGACCTTCCTGTATGGGATCAGCGTTTTTGGCGTAAATGAACTCTAATACTCTAATCATACTAGTAGTTAGCAGTCTGGATCGATCTTGGCCCTATTCCTGAGCCGCGAAGCGGCGCAAAGCGCAAAAAGCGGTAGATAGGTCTATTAACAGCGCAGTTTATTCAAAACACTGAAGGATAGGGTTCTTCTACTAGATAGCAGTGATTGATCCACTGTAGATAGAACTGTGTGCGCAACTGTTCAGATGGTAGTCTAAAACGTACTCGTGCAGCGTGTATTTGATATGGAATAGAGTTGTCCTGTATCCAAGCTAGAACACGTGATAGATTGGGATCCTGTATACTGATAGCCCATTGACGATGCTGTGTATCAACAACGTCATAGCGTATGCCCACTGTCATAGCTTAAACAGCTCTAGACGCTGATCCGGTGTTATAGCTGAGTTCAGAAACTTCTGTAGTGAGTAGAACCATTGCGCCATCTGTAGATAACAGTGTTCCTGTGCTAGATCAGCGGCCGAATAGTAGGCACTTATGCCCAGCGTAGAATAGTAGTCTATGCTGAGTCCACGGCGTCGACCGTATTCGGGAAGGAGACTGGTAAAGAATAGACAAGAATCAGCATAGTCTAACAGTGCAGGAGTAGTGGGACGCTGTTGCAGCAGTAGCCAGCGTTCTGCAAATGACGGATCTGGAATGAGATCCACACGATGCAAGCGTGAACTTAACAGTAGGACAAGATAGTCTAACAGCAGTGCCGGGGGCGTGAAACCTGTGCGATCACAGTGTGATTCAAGGTGTGAACGAAATTGTTGCTCTATGGTCATAGTACAATATTTACTATGAAAAAGGTTATCGAGGGGTAAAAATTCTGCTGCGTAAAAATTTAGGGTGAAGTACTTATAGATTCAGGGTGGTGATTTGCTACCACTGTAGTCAAAATACAACACTGTGTATGTATACACCCCCCACCATGGCCAACCGGTGGCCCCACCGGTGGCCCCACCATGGTCGATTAGATCATTTCACCGTCGGCCTGTGTGATCTGATCAAGATCATAGTTGGCTTCCAGGATCTCTACCTCTAGCGTGTTCAGCTCGTAGGCCACTGAGGTATCGTAGACTGCATCCGGGAACTCTGCACCCGCTGCGATCAAACCCTTAAGGTGTGCAAGTGCTTCTGTAAAGCGTGTACGCCGTTGTTTAGCCATTGTCTGCTCCTTGTTGCTGTGTAGATTATACTGTCTTTAGTGTGCGCTTGCTTAGATAAAAGCTAAAGCCCACACGGCCTATACGGATAAAGTGCAGTCCGCCTACTTTCTTATAGCTCATAGTTCGCTCCTATTGCTGTTGTTGATGTGAGTATTATAAGGCCGGTTGCTCAAAAGGTCAACCAAAATATGCCATGGCCAAGATCAGAGCTGTTTGGATAATGCCCACGGACCAAAGCCCGAGGGTCACCAGCGCAAGGACTAGGGCTTTGATCATGTTATTTTACACTCCGGATCGCTGACAGTTTGACGTTGAACACATCGTTGTCGTCACCCTCGCGGAACTCTGATGCTAGGCAGGCCACTTCAGCTTCTTCGCGTGTGATCTCAACGCCGTTGCGGACGAATGTAGGGGCCTTGCGGAAGTTGTTGCGCACCACAGTGCAACGCACATAGTATTCACCCTTGTGTGCGATCACGTAGGGGAAATCAACCCACTCGCCCCAGGGCAGGCCCGCATTCTCTTGGGGCAGTGTGCCTTCGGCTCGCTTGTCTTTGACTGCTTGGATGTTGTCGTAGTTGACGCCTACACGAGCTTGAAACTCCGAGGTTTTTTGGATGGCTTCCTGTCCCTTGCGAACCTTCATTGCTCGGGTGGTAACCAGTGTAACGATCTGACCCTTGCGGCTCATCAGTGTCGCCAGGTAACCTTGAACCTGTGGATCTGTGCTGGTGATGTTTGGCATGTTTCGCTCCTGTGTGTGTCTGTATGTATAGATTATAAGGCCGTTTGGGTTTGCGGTCAACCAAAATAATAATAACCCTGCAGGTTGTCATGTTTCTCCACTGGATCGTAGGTATCATTGATCACCCCGTCAATTACGGCCACGACATGCTCTTCCATGACCACAAAGATCTTACCTTGTTGAGGTAAATCGCTCCACCGGCGGACTCTCTTCATGGGACCGGCCTTCTGCTGTTTGAGGATTCGACGATAGGTCTTAGGATAGATGCCGGTCTCGGGGTCACCACTGTCTTTGACGCAGAGTTCTTTGAGGATTCTGTGTGTGACCGCATAGTCCTGTCCCATGATGATGCTCAAGGCCCTGCAGACACAATCGCCCATCTGTACAGTACGGAATCCTGCGGCACGACGACCGCCATCGTTGTAGGTGATTCGCTTGATCCAGTTCATAGCTGTATTATACGATCAAATGGATCTTTTGTCAAGACCCTTTAGCATCTAGGGTTTCTTGGCGGCCTGCACTGGTTGTAGTCTTTTAGATGTTGACAGCAGAGTCGATCGGCTGCATTATCCCACGCAGGCATCTGTTCGAACAGCAGCCGGCCCTCGGGCGGATCCCACGGACGACTAATTGATCCGCAGGCCGATAATTCAAGTGAGACCAGCGCGATCAATAGCAGCTTGAGCGTGAGTCTTGTAGGCATCGAGGCCTCCTTGTTCTTCTAGGTTATCTACCATGACCATCTGAATTAGGCTGTGGCAATCGACCGCATCCCGTCTGGGGAGACTCATGATGAACTCGGTCAGCCGATCCATATCATCAATGGTCCACATGATGTCTAAGAGAGCTCGTTGCTTGCGGTTTAGGCCTTCAATGCGTATCATAATATCTGCTGACCTTAGTGGCCTGTGTCCCGACCCACATCGTCATCAATCCTACGATTGAGACCACTGTAGAGGAAATCATGTCTGAGTCAGTTAGACTATTCTCGACACCTCCCACGCCGAACATCGTGAGAATTAGTCCGAAGATGATCATGAAGGTTGCGGTGGATGTTTTCATGGTGTGCTCCTGTGTTGATCAGTTATTATAAGATCGGTCAGCCAAAAGGTCAACCAAAATCTTCAGGAATCTGTCTTCTTGACCTCTTTGGTCACACAATCGAATCGATACTGTCCCCCGATCAGGCCGGCCCCATCGTCCTCATCAATTATCAGGGTGACATTCTGCATCTTCTCTCCCAGGCGCTCAATTAGGGATTCTTTGCTGTCTCCCTGACCTAGGAACTGATCGTTATCCTTACGGAAAGCATAGAGGACTGGACCGTGTTGTTCGATCTTGATGGCTACCTTGGGATAATCCCCTTCTTCGGTCACCGATGATTCTTCTGAATTAAAGGAGGGGCCCCGGGCCATCAGCTTTTCTAATTGATCGTGAGTTACTCCCAGATCCTGGAGAACCTGCCTGAACAGAGTTACCATCCATGCGCAGCCAGCCTTCCAACCTACCGCAAATGCCACTAGAGCTAGGAGTAGATAATCCATTAGGCAGCACTTAGCATGGCCAACGGAACACGATAGCGGCCCATTGTGGTTGTGACCGTGGCGTTCTTGATCTTGATGGCATCAAGCGTTCCTGTTACAATTCGGCCATGACGATTGTCTGTGAATTTAACCTGTGATCCGATACGCAGTGTACGGGCCATGTCGCGGCCAACTTGTGTGCGCTTGAACTTCAGTGCCTCAGCAAGGATCGTGATTTCCTCGTTGGTGAGATCAGCGTTGAGAATGGCTACTTGTATTTCGTTAAGTGTCATGATCGCTCCTGTTGTTGATATAGATATTATACAACCAAAATAGAAGAATGTCAACCTATCTAGCAGCGGGGCCTACAATAAAAAGGGCCCTCCGTGCATCAAAACAGGGAGGGCCAAAGGTCACTGTCGCCGGGAGCGAATCGGACTTACGCAGCGACGGGTTCTGCTTGAGCAGCAGCTGGGAGAGCAGCAGGAGTGCTCGGATTCTTCTTCGCGATGTAGGCCACCGCGGCTTCGACGGCTGGATTGCCTGCACCGTAGCCCGTTGTCTTGAGATACTGTGCGATCTCAGCTTTGGTCATCTCACTGGGCAATGGAATCAAATCCACATCAGTGTGGCCGTTCTTGGCCAGGATCTTGATTCGCATCTGATCGTTCGCGAAACGGATCTTGGTCTTGCCGTCTAGGGTTGATACGCCTGCTACGCTAAATTTCTTATCTGTTGCCATATTAAAATACCTCTGTCTGTAAATGTCTGCCGGATTGGCATTAAAACTAAATTAACATCGTTTCCATAATAAGTCAACCTTTTATTTGTCCAAAATAGGCTGAACCTGTATAGTCACGCTCTCCTTCTCATCAAGTGCTGCGATGAAGTTATCATCGTAGACAAGATCTTGCATACTGAGGTCGATCAAGCGTTCGACCTCAGCTGTATTAGGTTTGCCTTCACCGGCGCATTCCACGGTAAAGACGTAACGATATGTTCTCATTGAAAGGACTCCACTTTGAGTAAGAACTGTGTTAGTGCTTCGTCACGAAGATAGATCACAGTTGCATTATCATCATTTATCCAAGCATAGATCGGAGTATCGTTGAAATAGGGCGTTCGTGCAACCGCAAGCTCTGCACTAGGTCCAAAGGTAGACCATAACCAAGTACGAGCCTTGACGAAGCCTCCGGCCACCACGTGAATGTCTCTTCCTTTGAAGATTGCACGGTGCGAGAATCTATCGCATCCGTTCATTCGTTTGTCAAGTTTCTGTATTTGTATCATGGTCTTGCAGCGGGGCCTTACACCTCGTCAGCTTCTGCGGACTGCTTCTTCTTCTCCTCGATGCCGTCCTTGATCCACAGGGTGAGCTCTTCTTCGTTCTCACGTTCGTATTCTTCCAGAGTCTCGATGATGTTGAATGCATCGTCAAGCTCTTTGGGAACAGTTGTGCGAGCCGCTACACTACCGTTGGAGATGTTGTAGCTTTGGTCGTCACTATTGTCGTAGATACCTGCATACTCGCAGCCTTCTCCCAAATACATAGCGTGGACTTCGTAGCCCTGTTCTACCAGCGTGTCAAAGGCCACAGTAGGTGGGCTCCATGCAGTTTGACAGCTCAGAACAATGGTGTTATCATCTGGCCGTGTGTAGCTGACTTCGCAGAGATCCCACTTGGTGCCCCAATGCGTAATGTTCCAATCATACCAGCTCTTGTAGCCGTATTTGGCGATCATATCCGCTTGCTTCTTTTCGCGAGCAGCCTGCTCAGGCCCGTGACTCCAAGTTGTAAGATCGTTGTCATTGAGTTCTTCGGGACAAGGAACCAAGTGCTGTAACACGCCTTTCTCCGAAGTCTCAGTTGCTGCGATAGCATCGATCAATGACTTGTCGCTGTGCTTGATCTTGATGATGTTTGAGGTCCAGTTAGGCATGTTAGGCTTTCTGCAAGAGGTTCATGAGGTTGTTGTTAAGAGTGTCCATCTCGGCTTGGTCGACATAGAAGTCTGTGCGTGGATCGTAATAGGAGCCTTCTTTGACGTCGTAGTAAAGAACTCGACCAAGGAAGTTGAAGGGACCTTCGAGACCTTGTCGGGGACCATACTTCTCACGCATATTATCAAACTCGAACACCTTGTGACCCATCTCTCGCTCCTGTTGTGTTAAACTATGCGTCTAGTATAACACCAAAACGCATAGTCTGTCAACCAAAATCACACAATCTTTTTCTGTCTGTCAGGCCGATAATCGCTATAGACTTTCGACCAATGATTCTTACGAATCCACTCAACCAAGCTCTGTGGATCGGCAATCATCCAATCCTCCACGTGCTTGAAGTCGATATCATCCTCTGTGGTGAATACATAGATCTCCGGAGTCCTATGCATATTGAACCGAGCCCGCAGCTTCATAGCTCCGATCTGTTCTGCGATAGGATTCTTCTGGGGTTTGTTACCTCGCAGCGCATCCATCAGCTGGCCCTTCTCGAATGAGTCCGGATGGAAGGATGTGATGTCTTGCAGACATTCAAACCCTTCACTGTCCCATGATGCTAGGATGTACCGCATTCTTAGACATTAGTCAATGCGTAGGGCTTGTTCCAGTTGCCTACATTCACGTCAATGTAGTAGGCTGTGTCGAAGTAGTCTGTCATCGCATCGCTGCGATCATACCACTCAGTTCCCTTGGCTGCTGCGAAGAGTTCCGTTAAGAATGCCTTGCAGTCGCCGGTGAAGTGTTCTTGGAACCAGTAAGGATTAACGTCGATGGAATCCTTGGCTAAGTGCAAGCGACGATCACCTACAGGGTCACGAGCCAGCGTTTCAGCATTGTAGTTGCCAATGAAGTCCAGCTTGCCCTGCTTGATTGTGATGACTAGGCTGCTGTGATGACGGACAGCCAGGCTAGCCTTGACGCCGTACTTTGTGCAGACTGCTTTGATTGCGGGTGCAAGTTTAGCCTTGCGTTCTTGATTCATCCATGCCATAGTTCGCTCCTATTGCTGTTGTTGATGTATCTATTATACCTTCAAACTGCCAAAGTGTCAACCAAAATGTTCTTTCATTCGTTGTCTCCGAAATGTAGTTCAATCTTGGCACTATTTTTTTCAAATTCTTCTAATGCCAAATCACTATACACACATTCGTCGGTCCACAAAGCCGTGACACATTCTTTAACAATCAACTCGGCGAACTTTTTAGTATATGCTTCGTGGAACTCACCGCCTTGATCCACAATGCCGTCAGCATAATCTTCGGCTTGACCGGCTAAGATTTGAATTCGTTCGTTCATACTACACTCCTGTTATCATAAAGAACACAAGGTTAACACCAATGAACACACCTAGCACAAAACAATGAACGTGATGAATGTATTTCATCGTTACACTCCTAGTTCATCAACCAAAATGCCTGCATCGTGCAGATATTTTAGAACGGTATCGCTATGGGGTTTCCAGAACAGATCGTTGGCATTACTGGCCGCAATCACACGATCGGTAATCTCTCGGGGATATGCATCGTGAATCTTACTGAAACGAGCGTAGAGCACCTTCTTCTGTACGTCTGTGAGTCCATACTCATCTCGCGTTGCACGGACGATCACAGCCAGATGATTGATCAAATGATCGATATCACCTGTGGGCTCAGTTGCTGGGGATTTGATTGCATCTACGATATCAGTCATTGCTCGCTCCAATGTGTGTTGCTATGCCTAGAGTATACTAGAGTCTGTCCAAAATGTCAAGCGATTTCTTTGTAGACTTTGTAACCTTTTCGGCTCAGAATTTGGATAGCTTGCTTGACATCCTGCACCTGCTTCTCCTCCCAATCTAGCATCTCTTTGGCGCCTTTGATAGTATCTTCCTCGTAGCTCTTACCTTCGAAGAAGTGAGTGTAGATATAACACTTCTCTCCCTCGTCGTTCCTAGCCATAGTGATGGTGCCAATGCCCTTGTAGATTTGTGTTTCGTTGAGTTTCATGTTATGCTCCTACGGGTGCGAACATCTTACGTCCCTCACGCATGAACGTGCGGACAGCGGCTGCTTCACGATTGTCCAGCTCATCGTTGTCCAGCTGTTCCTTCATGACAATGACCATGTCCAGCAGGCTCATGCCGTAGACTGCTCGCTTGTCTTCGATAATCTTGATTGCCTGCTTGATGTCCATATCACGCTCCTTTGTGTGTATGCCTAGATTATATGCTCAAAAGAAAGCCCTGTCAATCTGCAGGGCTTTTCTAGTTCTGTTACTGTTTAGGGATTCGATAGATCGTTCCCTGAGGGGTAATGCGCTTGACTACTCCCTGGCTGGTCCAATCATCTTCAATTGATCGAAGTGCTTTACGATCTCCCAGGACCGCTCCCTGTTGAACTTTGATGCTAATTCCCTTGATGCCGTAGCTGGGAGAGTAGACTGTGCCACGGTAAACTTCCTGCAAGAATGTCTGCATCCTCACAGCCCTCAATTGCTCCTTCTCGGTGAAGTTGCTTTTGTTTACGGCATTCTTCACAGCACGATCACGAGCTGCCCACCATTTGCTGCTTGCTTCCTCAGTGTTGAGTGTAGTTGACTTCATTGTCTTCTCCGTAGCCCTGCCTATCGCAGTGATTAGAGTTTAACACCATTTTGCAAAACTTTACCGAAAAATAAAAAAATATTTTGGTTGACATTTTGGACAGATGGCCTTACAATGTGGTCATAGGTTCGAAGGCTATCCCCGGGGTGGACGTCGAGAACCACCGTGTGTGCCTCACGATGCTGAAGACAAAAAAAGAGCCCCAGTGGGCTCTTTTTATTTGATTGCGAACTCTTTGCGAGTGTAGTAGGCTATCAGCTTACGCTGGATCATCGTTATAATGTCACCTATGTCATCATCAACAATGAATCGAACTGGGCAGCGTCCCCATGATCCGCTCTTGACAAACTCGGCATAGAACTGTCGATGCTGCTTGTTGTTTGGATCAAAGACTGCCCAAGGGCGACCAGAATATGCAAGCCTACTCATGCGCCATTGTAGGGACTGTACACTTCTTCGTCCTCTACATCTCCGTCAGTGGGTTGTTCATTGTAAGGATCCTCGTTGTAGTATTCGGGGTCCTCAAAGATCTGTCCTGGGTAACTCATTTGGCTAACTCCTGTGATTGGGTTTTAACTGTATCAACACCCTTGTCCAACATGCGGGCAATACCACTGAAGCCCACAGTTGCTAGGATGAGACCGAAGACTGTACCTGCGATGAATGCTCTCATTCTGCTTCTCCTTCGTGTACGGGTTTAGGATCATTGCGATGCTTCCAGCGATAGTACATGGCCTGCGGGATGCCCATTTTAAAGGCCCACATACCGTCCATGACAATCATACCTGCTGCGAAAATCAAGATGTATTCCATATCAGCTCCTTTGTGTGTGTATGTGCGTATTATATGCTCATTATGTGTGCGTGTCAAGCATATAGCAGCGGGGCCTTTACTTTTCTCCTATAATCATATAACGATTAAAGGCCCAATCGTCATATTGAAATCTTCGGATGCCACTGAACAGTGTAGAACTTAGTGGCCAGGCTTGCTCAAACTCTTCTAAGGACTTATACTCCGCGACATGATCTTCATGCGGCATGTCATTGCCCTGTAGAACTATCAGTGTGCCTTTGGGTATGCGATCATACCACGCACGGCTGTCTATATGCTCCACACTGCTGTTGATAACGATGTCTGGACAGTCTGTATAGTCTAGCTCGTTTGCGTCTGCTGTGTGTGCTTTAAACTCCCAATGCCGCCATACCCAAAGATTATTAATCTTATCAGCGAGGGGTTCGCACTCGGGATCAAGGTCAAAGGAGCGAACTTTGGAGATGGGAATATGACCCCGAGTGCGAAGAATAAAGTTAGTGACACCATACCAGCCAGCAAGGATCCAAATGTTCCATCCTCCTGGCCGTGTTAGATTGTTGAAGAGGATAACTTCTTCGAGCTTAGATACTAGCCAAGTCTTTGATTCAACTTGGCTAGAACTAAATGCATCAAAGTTCAACCCGCTTCCTTTTCGTAGATCACAGTCTGCCCAAAGGGTGCTTCTGCGTTAGTGTTGCCTTTGACAATGAAGATAGTATCACAAAAGTCCTCGGGTCCCCAACTGCCGCATGGATAGCCGTCTGTGAACATGATGAACTTCTTAGGACGGATGTCGTTCTCTTCCATGAAAGTGAAGTTGACATCGAAGTCAGTACCACCACCACCTTGTGGCTCATACTCCATCAGGTCGTGCCCGTTGTCGTGTGTAATCTCTTGGTGATTGTAGATCTGTGTGTCAAAGCACCACAAGTTGATCTTGAAGTCCTCATACTGGTCCATGATGCCCTTGATCTCGCCAAGGAATGTGCTGGCATCTTCTGTACCAATACTGCCCGACATATCAACTGCAATGGCCACGTCAATGGTAGTTGCTTCTTTCATACCTGGAAGGATTGCACCACTGTGCATACTCTTGCGGTTAGGACGAGTGAAGCTGTAATCGTTGCGGACAATGCTTTGGATTTCCTGACGAATCAGCTGGCGCCAGTCCATCTTAGGTTCTGTCATGTTCTTGATCAAACGCAGAACGCCTGCTGGAGTCTTACCAGCGCCAGCCGCCGCGGCCGCTTGGATCATAGCCTGCTTGATCTCGTCCTTGATAGCCTGTGCTTCTTCCTTGGTCATACCAGGACGACCTTTGCCATCTTTCTCTTCGTCGCCTTCACCGCCTTGACCATCGCCTTCTTTGATGTGCTCATCGAGCAGGTCGCCCAGTTGCTGAAGCAGTTGTGGCATAGAGATCTTCTCAGCCTTTTCGTAAAGCTCATCGTAGATCTCTTCCCAAGCCATGCCGCGATACTTGCTGTCGTAGCAGATCTTGACTTCAGTAATCTTGTCACCGATGCGGTCATCAACAAGGATTTGGTTCACTGCAAAGTCTTGCGCGATGTTAGCCAGTTGTCGATCGCGGCTACCAACACGGCCAAAGTGATCAAACACGCAGTGGAGGATCTCATGTGCGAACAAGAACTCCAGCTTCTTGACCGAAAGCTTCTTGACAAAGTCTACATTGTAGTAGAAGTTCTTGCCGTTAGTAGCGGCAGTCTGACACCAGTCGCTGGCGTCGATAATCTGCATACGAGTTGCCATGTTGCCGAAGAACGGAGCCTTGAGCAACAGACCTACGCGGGCAGTTGTGAGTTTTTCAATGATTGCTGGATCTGACATAGTTCGCTTCCTTGTTAAGATGATCTTATTATACAATCATCTTCTCCGTTCGTCAACCGAAATAAAAAGTGGGTGAGACCGCTGAGACAGCCCCACCCACGCACCACGGACTGGAGGTTAATTCTCCATGGCGCTCAAAACATACTTACCGAAACGCTTGTGGAACTCGTCAAAGCTCTTCATCTTAGTAGCGTCCAGTGGCAAGTCATAGTTCGTGAGCGCAGTCTTTGCACCCATCACAACCAACTCAGTTGGAAAGTTGTCCATCATGTAGCGGAAGAAGCGATCTGCCATTTCGTCCCAGTTCTTGGACTTCTTCTCTGCACGATCTTTCAACTCATAGCACAATGACACAGTCAAGGAATACATCGCACTCACTTCCTTGATCTGCAAGTCTTTAACCTTGCCTTCCAAGATGTCTTCTGCCTTAGGCAGTTTACCGGCAATCTTACGGTGTGCCATAAACTTATTGCCCAGGCCGTCACCCACAGCACCTGCGATCAAGTTCTGCAGAGTTTCGTTGTCAACATCGTTGTCGGACAACAGGTCGCTCACGAAGCTCCACGAACGAGGAGTTGCAAAAGCCTTGCTCACTGACTTAGGATCAAAGTCATACAAGTCCTGCTTGGCAAAGCCCACATAACCAACGACCTCTGGATGGATCTTGTTCAGTGTAGCCCAGTCTTGCCAGTCGTCAAAGTCCACCTTCATTTCCAAGTGAATGAAGCGGTTAGCCAACGGAGCAGGCATACGATATGTCACGCCACGATCGCCTTCACGGTTACCAGCGGCAACCACGTCAACACCCTTAGGCAGTTCGTAGGTACCAACACGGCGGTTCAGCACCAACTGATAGGCCGCGGCTTGCACGGCTGGAGGAGCAGAGTTCAACTCGTCCAAGAAGATGATTGCAGTTGACGCAGGGTCAGTAGGCAGTTCTGCAGGAGGTGCCCACACCATGGTCTTGCTCTCAGTGTTAAAGTAAGGGATACCTTTGATGTCAGTAGGTTCCCACAATGCCAAGCGCACGTCAATCACTTGACGACCGGCTTCTTCGCCGATCTGCTTAACGAGGTCTGACTTGCCAATGCCGGGAGGGCCCCACAAGAATGCAGGACGACGAGTGGCGATTGCCTTGCGGATAGATTTCTTAGCGCCTTTGGGGCCTACTTGGCGAACGCTAATATCTGTGGACTTGCTCATATATACTCCAGTTGGTTAAAAAAGTTACTGTTCTCAGTGTCATTAGTATAAGACATTTCGGGGCTGTTGTCAATCGTTTGATTAATAACCCTGAGCCTTATATGGTTATTTCAACTTCTTAACGAAGTGAAGTTGAGTAGTTTTATTAGGGCGCTGTTGCTTGATCTTCGCGCTAATCATAAACTCCTCGCCTGCAACGACAGAGAACTGAGCCCAGAAGTCAACGAAGCTGTCTTCGATCACTGCTGTAACTCTGTTCTTGTTGTAGGCCTTAGAATAGTTGCTGCTGATCACACGAACCATTCCTCGTACGCTGTCGCCTTCGTTCCCGGACAATTGATTTGATGCATAGATGTCCTTCTTGAGAGCACTACGATCCTGATCACGTTCCGCAACCCCGGGCAAGCAGGCAACAATTGCAAAATCTAACATGTCACGACCAGTAAAGGTTTCCTTAGTAGCGATTCTCAAGGCCATCAGCTGAAAGTCGTTCAATTGACCAGTGATGGCCAGCAGAGTGTAGGTCTTGAAGTGATTGCGGTAAGACTGTCCGGCTGTGATGTCGTCCTGTGTAACTTCCACAAAGTTCTGTTCACGCAACCACTTCTTGACCAGCTGCTTGTTGGCTGTCTTGAACAGATAGGGCGGGGTTGCGTTGTGCATCCACACATCTTCCTTAAGGTATCCCTCGTTGATCCTGTGAGCTGCTGCTGCACAACCCCAAACTTGATCTGCTGTAAACTCCATCAACGCTCCTTATTGTCTATAGCTCTATTGTATGATCTCTACAGTAAAAGTCAACCAAAAAGAAAGGGTCTCTAAGGACCCTTTCTCAAACATGCCGCCCCGGGAGCGAATCGGTATAGCTGTTTGAAACTCTATTACAGAGCCTGGCTGTGCATACCCAATGCGCGAGCCTTGTAGCCAAGAGCCACGATCTCACGGCTTGGTTTGCCAATCTCATACTCGGTAACACGAACACCATTGCCTGCGACACGGCTGTTAGCATAGACAGCATAACCGTTCTGACGAATGCGAGTAGCTTCTGCACGAAGATTCTGCACACCGAAGCGATGCTTGGCTTCTGCGGCTGTTAGCTTCTCGCCGTTGTACAATGCGTCGAAGACTTTGTAGGTTTTGGTATTTTTAGAGATGAATTTCATTTTGGTTTTCCTTATTAACGGCTGATAATATTTTTTTCAGCGTGTTAAAAGTATAGCAAGGTGATCCCACAGAATCAACCTTGCGTTTCACCAAATATTACTTCTTCAAGCTGACCTTACTGCGGAAGAACGCACCGATGATCACTACCGAGAACCAAGTCTCCAAGTTGTAGGGGATAGCCACTGCAGGGAACAGAGTGTTCACTGCCCAAATGGTCAATAGTGGCCCAATGGCAATGATGAACACGATGAACGCGATTGCCAGGATTAGTTTGATTACATCATTCATTTTCGATCTCCAGTTCGGCGTCTTGCTGTTGTTTCAGTTCCTCAATCTCCTGCTCAATGGCTCGCTCTTTACGCTTACCATTAACAGAAGTTCCTTTAGCGTAGACCACCCAGTAGTGGTCTCCGCAGTATGCCTTCCCTGCGAGCGGTTTGCAACCGCACATCTTAATAGGGTGGTCCCGCAAAGGGTCTTGTTCGGGCCCAATGTATTGACAAGAATCGTAGAATGCCATATTAACCTCGTTTCATTACTGTGACTTCGCTCATGCTTTTCCACTGCATAGGAAAGCTCTTGCGCAGATCTGCTACCTTCAACACTGTGCGCAAGCTGAGCTCACGCATCTTGTCCTTGTTCTCCATCACAAACTCAATGATCTCGTCTTTAACAACGGGCTCAAACTCGTAGTGATCCAGCATACCGTCCTGCGTGATCTGCTTGATACGCAAGACCTTCTCACGCTGTGTATCCATCTGCAGGTCAATATAGTGACAGCGTGATTCCAATGCCGCCAAATGGTCCTGCAGTTTCTTAGAACGAACATGCTCGAACTTGATGTTCGTGATAAAGATTGCACCCGCCTTGAACTCAAACTTGTCCGGCACGCCTTCTGCACGCAGTACGCGGCTATCTGTGTTCCAAGAAATAGTACGCTTCTTAGAACTGTCCAGCGCACCTTTCAAGATGTTGAGCGACAGGTCGTCTAACAACACACTATCACAGTCGTCGAAGACAATAATATTGTTCTTCTCGCTGTACTGATAGAGCTTCTTGTACAAGCCTACCGCTGACATAGCGCCCTTGACGATCTCGTACTTGGGTTTTCGTTGACCCATTACATCAAACAGATCGTCCTTGCTCAGCACTTCTTCGATGCCAAAGCTCTTGCCCACACCTGGAGGGCCTGTGACAATCATTGCTCTAACGTTGCCTTCTTTGACTGCTTTGGTCATTTCCTTCAGCACTTCAAAACGGCTACGCAGGCGCTCGATGATCTGCTCGTCTGTTTCGCTGGCAACTGCTTCGTCTGGCACGGGGTCCTGTGTGAAGTTAGTTACACCTTCGGGCTCGTGTACATATGTGCGACCAACGAAGCCCTCCACTACAGTATACGATGCCGCACTCGCGCAACGAATGCGAATCTTGCGTGGGGGAAAGCCATCTACCGCACTGCCGTCCACTGTGACGTAACCTTGACCGTCTGTGCCTTTGCGGAATGCATCCACAAGTGGAAAACGATGTCCGGCTACACTAGTGTCCTGTCCGCGGATCTTGTATACGCCTTCTAAAATCTCAATAACTGCTGTCATCCTAGTCGCTCCTTTTGTTTAACAATGACTAGATTATAACTCCAAAAGCGGCTGTTGTCAACCGCTTTCAGACTTATTTTATGCGTCTTCGTGTTCCTTGTCCAGTTCTGCAATAGCGTCCGCGAGCAAGACATAGTCGCCGCTGTACTTGCTCACGTACCAGTTGCCGTCCTTGCGATAGATGTATTCGAACTCTTCGTACTGATGATTCTGCACATAGTCGTCAAAGTCCTTGAACACCCGTGCCTCGGTTTCGCTTTCGCCGCGATCGCGACCATAAGCCACTGTCCACTGCTTACGAGGATCGCTGTTGTCGTAACGAGCATCAAAGTCGTGTGCTTGTCCGATCTCTTGACGCAGCGAGCTGATCGAACCCAGGAGCATCAGAGCCAAGATCTTGGCATTGTCTGTGTAGTGGGCTTGCAAGAGCTTGCCGTTGTGATCGATATATCCATCCCAATGTGAATAGATCTGCATAACTTTGCCGCAGGGCTGTTCCATTGCGATTGTGCTGCGAGTTGCCATCTTAGGCTCCTTGTGTGCTGAACATGACTAGATTATAACAGGGCCCGTGAGCCCTGTCAACCATTTTTACAGTGCGGGAGTCAGCGCCTTAACACGCTGATTCCAGCTCTTGAGAAACTTCTTGCCCACGTCCAAACTGACGTAGTTTTTGCCCTGCATGCCTTGCTCGCTGTATTCAACGTCCTTGCCCTCGAGTCCTGCTGCTGTGAGTTCTCGACGCAGATCTTTAATGAACTGGGGATCAGTGTAGATCAAGCCGTCCGTCTTCACGACCCAAGAGTTGTCAAAGTGAACACGCAGCTCGCCGAAGTCGCCTTCGTCGTTCTCGTAGTCAACTGTGATCCGTGTAGTGGTAACGGGCGCTTCAACATTGCTCCACAGGCCCTTACCGTTTGTGAAAAGTGTGCGTTCAAAATTAAACATCGTTTTCTCCTTTGTTGCAATGACTAGATTATATGCTCAATTTACCAATGCGTCAACCGCATCTGGGTCAACTGCTGCAAATTGTTCTTTGAGCTCGATCAAGGGCTGTTTAGCTTCTAGCAGAGTACTGTAGATCTGATCCTCTGCTGTACCGTCTGTAAGTACTTCGCGAGCGTCTTCGTAGCAACATCCCCCAAGATAGTTAGCTGCTAGCTCTACTTCCTGGAAGAACACTCGTGTGCGCAGCATGAACCAATCGTAGGTATCATCGTTGATCTTACGGCAGATCTCTTCGATATCCGATTCTTCGAACTGACCACGGGGATCGAGATCTTCCCAGGTCTTGTCCACAACTACAGTAAACGGGCCGCGCTGCTCGCGCAAGAGTTCTTCATAGTGTCGCATCATCAGCTCCTTTAAACAATGCCTAGAGTGTATTACCAAAAAGGGCTTTTGTCAAGCCCCTTTTTATTAATATTCCTCGAGTTGAACGTTGAACTTCTTTTGAAGCTCCCGTAGTGCGCCCGTATACTGTGTGCGTCGACGCTGTACTGTAGCACGATCTAACTCTCCATCGCAGGAAAGATTCTCGGGGCTAAGATCTGAACAAAGACGATCCGCCAGTGCCTGCGCCGCCACATGATCTAGATTATTGACGTTAAGCAGGGGCTCCTTGAAGATTCGTGCCCATGCATTGCGTTGCTCGATGTAGTCTGCTAAGTGGCTCATTTCAGCTCCTAGTGTGTTGAACATGACTAGATTATATGTGATCTGCCGGACCTTGTCAAGCCAAAATAGAAAAACCCTATAGCCTAGTTGACTATAGGGTTTCTTCGTTCATCGCCGCCGCAATTGATCGCTGCTGCTGCAAGATGGTGGGCCCTACGTGACTCGAACACGTAACCAACGGATTATGAGTCCGCTGCTCTAACCAATTGAGCTAAAGGCCCTGTATCTGGCGCAACTTAAGGGATTCGAACCCCTGACCCACGCCTTAGAAGGGCGTTGCTCTATCCAACTGAGCTAAAGTTGCAAATTCTGGTGCCCGGAGCCGGAATCGAACCGGCACGCCCTTTCGAGCGAGAGATTTTAAGTCTCTTGTGTCTACCTATTTCACCATCCGGGCATGTGCTGCTGCTGCGATCCCACTCTCAAGACATCGCATCACACTACAGCAGCAGCAGCAACTAGTATATGATCAATCCTGCTCTCTGTCAACTGACTCCATTGATCTAGCGAATCCGCTCAGACCCTGCAGAATAAATCGTTCCGTCGCCTCGAGATCGCGATCAATTACTGACGGCACACAGGCTGCTAGCTGATCAAGATGCGATCGTGCAGGATAGTGTCGCAGGCAAGCTGCTGCACGTTCACGAATCCTCCGAGGAACTCTGGGCGTTGCAGTGCTGTCACAGAGTTCCATCAAGAACCGCTCTGTAGCAGCCAGTGCGCGATATCTTTCGTCCGGCAGTGTCATAGTTCATCCTCTATACGTATATGAACTAGTATACGATCAAATCGTCCCCAGATCAAGCAGCGGGGCCTCTACCTCGTTTACGTGCAGCATCAACACGATCCTTGAATCTAGATCCCACATGTGAATCTCTATATACGCTGCTGGCCAACTGTGCTACTACGAATCCCAACTGATAGATCAGCTGTAGTCGTTCATCTTTCGGATACTTTATAGCTGCGAGATTCGTGATCTCACGCTGTATATAGTTTCTGATTTCTTCTTCCGTCACGATTCGCTCCCGTGACAAGTATTTACACACGAACAGCAGCGGGGCCGTAGTGTGATCTTGATCTATACGTATATAGAGATCTATATGTATACGTATACACAGATCACACAGTCTATACACTATACGTATACCTGTACATATACGTATACGTATAGAACACACTATACAGACTGTATACACTATGTACACTTGACACATACATGTACATATACGTATATAGAGATCTATACGTATATGATCCAGCAGCGGGGCCGTAGCGTCAGAGTCAGAGAACTCTAAAACACGGTGGATTCTAGGTGGATAAATACTGATAAGTGCTGTTTTACGGTCTCTAAACTAGGCCATCTGAGTCAGAAACGGTGTTTTAATGTAGAAAAACATAGGCTACAGTGATTCTACGGTCAGAGGATTGAGAGACTATAGTAAAATACTTTCGCCATTCTCCCACCATTCTCCCACCATTCTCCCACAGTTTTCTACAGTTTTCCACAGTTTTCTACAGTTTTCTACAGCCCTACTATAATTCACTATAATGCACTATAATTCACTATAGTGCGCAGCGGGGCCTCAACAGCAGCCTGACTGTGTTCTACGCTAGACATACTCTATACATGTGTATATACGTATACACTCACTACTATACGTGTTACTGACTGTTTCTATACATATACGTATACGTATACATCTATCTAACTTATCCTTTGTTTTTTGCTCTATACATATATACATATAGCTACGATCTGCAGCGGGGCCACTATATGTATTCTATGTTTTATTGTCTATATGCGTGATTTCTTTAGTCTTTGGTATAGACCGCACGTATACATGTCTCGAGAGGATTGGATCTATATAGGTCTACTACTGTTAGCTTCTGTATGGGCTTTTGGGCTAGGACTCTTATTGGGCTACATGTGGGTGTTGATGTTATGAATGCCGATCCCGACATAGTCTGCTATAGACTCAGTTACTATATGACACATGATCCCGAAGCTGTGTGGGAGTTGGTGCAGCGACATGGGGGCTATATCAGTGTACAGCACGGGGGACACTATGAGTTTTATCTGGCCAGAGATCTACGCTGGCTATTGATACTGGCTTTTCCGCAACTGGTACATCAGCCCGAAAAGGATCTATATACATGATCAGCGGTAAATACACTATGATCAAGAGAATTCTATCCATATTATCTGTGACAGTGCTGGTGGGCTGTGCCAGCTACAATCCGCTTTATTATATACCCAGTTTCAGTGATCCTCTGCAGAGTCAAAAGATCATTGACGTGCGCATGGGTGTAGAGCGCCTGGACTGTGGTGCTGGACATCTACCGCAGGTTGTGCGTATACGTGATGATCTACGTTGGTTTGAGCTCTACTCACAGGGTCGGGGTATTCGTCACAGAGATGTACTAGAGTTGATCAAGCCCATACAGGCCACAGTGGAAGACTTCTACATTCGCAGCCAGCGTGGAGAGGGATCTAAAGCCTACTGCGAAATCAAGCGTAGACTGCTGGCTCAACAGGTTAATCGTGCTGCGGAAGCAGTCTTGGGGAGATATTGATGAGAGAACAACTGGAGTTTTTGGCTGACAGCCCACATGAGTGGGCACGAGAGCGTGCCCTGGCCGCCCTGGCCATTGCAGACGCACATGCTACCGGTGAGGTCAATGATGAAGAGTTCATGGAACTCATGCAGGATCTAGTGCGCACAGATCAACTGGATCTAGCGGCTACAGATCTGGAAACCAAGGCTCTATTGATCACAGCAGTGCTGACTGTGGCCCGAGTAATTTAATAAATATACACTATGAAGATCCACGAAATACTACACGAAAACATATTCACCACAGACTACCACAAGGTCATGGACGCTGTGGCCAAGCTCTACTCAGACCACTATGATGTCAACATATGGGAAAACGCCGAAGCACACGATGCCGCTGCCAAGGTCTTGATGAAGGAGCACCCAAATCCAAAAGAGCTGGACTATATCGTGCGTACAGGGCAGTTGCCCGAACGTTTTATGGATCTGGACTTTCCACTTAACGATGAAATCATGTACGGGGGCAAGACTTCCGGCGCAGATGATCACGCCGTGAGTGAAAGATCACCCAATGGGCTAGACGAGGACTCGGACCTAGATGAAGCGCCCGCAAGCCGTGAGCTCTGCACCAGTGGCAAGCCCGATAGTGCTTTGGGCGCTAGCCAGTTGGCCTCATGCAAGAGCCAGGGCTATCGCAGCCGTGAGGGTGGTAAGAGTCACAAGGTGGGCTCGGAACGTATACGTGTACGTGGGCAAAAGATCAAGGGCAAGAAGTACGGCGGCCCTCTACCTGATTGGAGTTAATGGCCTATGTCAGTTGCCTTTGGTCTAGGCAGTCTACTGATAGCTCCACCCTCTGTTACGGATCCTAGGTTCCGTGACACGGTACTGTTAATAACACATCATGATCGCAAGGGCACCATGGCCCTGTGTCTAAACAAGGCCACTGACTATACTGTTACAGATATAGCCCAACAGGTCGAACCCACCCTTTATCTAAATCAACCCCTGTTCTGGGGCGGCCCCGTACACCCCACTACTGTATGGATGCTGCACGAAGCCGAGTGGTCTTGTAGAAACACCATGCAGATCAATCACCACTGGAGCATGACCAGTAACACAGCCATGTTCCATGAGCTGGCCCTGGGCAACTACCCCCAACGCTTTAAGATGATGTTTGGCTACGTGGGCTGGGCCCCGGGACAGTTGGCCCGTGAAGTAGAGGGTATAGCCCCATGGAGTCATGAAGCCAGCTGGTTGGTAGCTCAGGACCCTGACCCTGACTGGCTCTACAATACCCCCGAAGAAGATCTATGGGCAGCAGCAGCGGCCCTATCGGGTAACCAGGCTGTGGCCCAATGGATACCCTAACAGCCACCCGAGCTCGGGGATTCTACTATGTCAACTGGTGGTTAATGAACCACTGCAACTATAACTGTGGCTACTGTCACGAGATCATCAAATCGGGCAGCATAGATCAAGTGGGTCTGGCCTCTGCTCAGGACTTTGTAAATCAACTAGGGGGCTACTGTAGAACACGGGGCCTAAGACCACGTGTGGATATTACAGGGGGTGAAATAACCCTATGGCCCGGACTGAACCTACTACTGGCCACTATACACGAGTGGCAGGGATTTACACACATACAGACCAACTGTAGTCAGACCATCGCTGACTTCGAATCCACGCTGATAAACGTGGACAGTGTGGAACTAGCCTACCACCCAGAGTATGCCACTGCCAGCCACTTTTGGCAGTGTGTAAACAAGGCACAAGAACTGGGCGTCGAAACTAGAATAGTATTCAACATGATGCCCGAACGATGGAGCGAAACAAATGACCTATACGAAAAGCTACATGCACGTTGGCCGCAGATCCATATGCATAGAAGAATGTTATTTCAAGACCCGGCTGTTAATCATAAACCCCAACAGTATACCCAAGAACAAACTGTTAAACTGGTAAGGCAAACTGGAGATCTCGTATGGACAGGCCCTGCGGGTTCGGAGTACACTGACTATCAAACCCTAGTGCTAGAAGATCGCAATCACTTCAAGGGCTGGCAGTGTAACATCGGCCTAGAGCAGATCATTGTAGATGCTTGGGGCCGTGTAACTAGGGGTCATTGCCGCCAGGGCGGCACTATTGGTCAGTTGGGCTCTACTATAGACTTTGATGTCAAAGGAGTGATCTGCACTAGAGATAGCTGTGCCAATGCTTTTGATATACTGGCCACTAAGCAGCGACTTTCTTGATATATCTAAAGAGATCTCGTTTGTTTTTTGGTTGCCACAGCTTGCCCGCAACTCCGCAGGGTTGACTGTCAAGACGTGTCATTCCGCAGGTCTCATACTTGGCTTCTGTAATCTTTGGACCCATTACTAGATCGAGATCTTCTTCGCTGGCTTTATAGTTTAGTCTGCACCGCATGGTGTATCGTTCGCTATTTCCCATAAGGATATCGGGCCATCTACGAAAACTGTGCTTGCAGTCTTTACATAGCAATGCGGTCATGCTAGCTCCTGTTTCTGTTGTCTACGCTGTTTTCTTTCCAGAGCTTTGGCCTGCTTGCGTTCAACTTCAGCTTTGCGTTCCTGCTCATTGACCAGACGTGTTCTAGTAAAGATGTAAGGCACTCTAGAATAGCCGGGAGTGGTTGAACTCTGTCTCCACATCTCGGGCCAACGATCAGTGAGGGGATAGTCGTAGCGTGAAGTCATGATTTTTTCTCGACGCTTCAATCCTTTGTTGTCAGTCCACTCGAGCCACACACGCATCGATGACCAGCTGATCTTAACAATACGGCATTCATAGTCAAAGATTCCTCCATGACCTACATCGCCTGTAAAACTCCAATAGATCTGTGCGGCCTTGGGACCCTGCTTAATCTTGAAATTGTGTTCGGCGTAGAGAGTGTTTAGCGTTGCGTTATTGGCTTCGTCCTCAAGCAGTCTTGCCTGTTCAGCTGCCAACGCAAGATCCTGCAGATATTCTGAGTATTGGCTCAGTAGAGCTGTAGTTACGCCCATTTGCTGTGCCCGTTGTGCTGCCAACATAGCAACATCCTTAGCCGCAATGAGACTTTGATGTTCCTCTAGCTGTGCCATAAAATCAAGAGCTTGATAGGTTTCACCGTCGCTATCCCATAGCTCTTTAACATCTGTAAGACCCATGAGGCTTACAGTCAGCATCCATTTTTCAACGAGATCTTTCTGTGTATCTGTAACTGAGGTCATTCTTCTGGAATCCATTCGATGGTTACACGGAATATACCTTTGTGGAATCCGTATCCGTCTGTTGGGATTTCCAACGCAGGAGGATTAAAGTCGCCATTAAAGCTCTCTTCAACATCACGCCCTAAGTCCTGTAGACTTTCTCCATTGTAGTCTTTTTGATGCAGAATCATTTATCGTCCTTTATAGTACAATACTTGTGGAAGAACCACAACACATAACCAAAACCCGCGGCTACAATAGCCGCACAGAAGTAGTTCAAATATGGATCATCAGTCATTCTTTAGCTTCCTTAACACAGTTAACTTTATCTGGAGTATAGATCAGAACAAAGTTGCCAACACCAAATGCTCCTAACAATCCTAGAGCTAGAGTAAAGGCTCCCACAACAGCAAACATCGTTTTCATAGTTCGGCTTCGTTTTCTTCAATTTTGCGAATTGCTACGCACTCATAAACAGTTTTGCCTACAAAGAACTTGCCCAGGCGTTCGCACTCTTTGGCCACAGTGATGTGGGCAGTTCTCCAACCAATGGTGTGTCCGATCCAGGCACAAATTAGTGCAACCACAATGTGACTCATAGTTCAACTCCGAAATGTTCTGCAATGATTTCATCGGCAAACAAATCATGTATGCCTTTACCTGTAGAACATTGTTTAGTAAGTTCCATACATTCCCTCACAATCAACTCGGCGAACTTTTCCGAATACTCCGCTAATCCTTGTTCGTAGGGTAAATCTTTATCACGATAAAGAGCCCTTGCCTTATTCATAAGTTCTTGGATTTGTTTGTTCATAATGTTTTACAATAGTTCTCGACTGATTTAGCAATAACAGAATCAATGTTTTCAAACACTTCTTTTACATCATCCGGTAGTTGATTTTCATAACCATACTCCCACAGCAAGTATCCATACTCACGCCAGAACTGAACTGTTTTATACAATCCCTTCTTTGGAATATTACCAAACTCCCCGTATCCAGTATAATAGCCATCATCTTCAAACCCCAAAAACTGTGGGCATTGACACACAGCATCGTGGCAAGCATCGTGTAGGTATTGTGCGTTCATTCTTCAACTCCGAAATAGTCTTCGTCTTTAAACGGGATACCAAACTCTCTACACAACATCTTTGCGTAGTCTGTGTAACCTGTAGTTCGTTGATAGTCGTTGACTAGATAAGCACACCGTTTAACCAGCAGCTCTGCAAACTTATCAACATCAGAACCCAGCAAAGCATTGGCTGATTTAAACTCATCTTGTGATGCTAGTGCTTCTTTCGGACGACTGGCTCTATATATTTTAGATATGTGTTCGTTCACATTACTTCCTTAAACAATGGCATACCGTCAGTTAGATTTCGAACGTATTCTAGATTAGTAGGAAACGTATCTAATGAACCCCTATGCCGCTGAATGCTAATAGTAAAAGGTTCTGATCGCTCCAGGCCATAGAAAAACATTTCTGTGGCACCTTGTTCGATTTGATTTTTAAAATGTTCGTTCATTCTTTACCTCCGAACCGGTTCATTGCTTGTTCACGGGCTTCTTGCTCGTTGCGGGCAATAACCCACAGTAGGTCCTGTACCCACTCTTTGTGTCTAATGGCACGGTATTCGATCTTGTATGCTCGTTTAGGGCCAGCACCGCCCGGTGACAACTCTACGGACAGGATCTCAAACTTGCGTAGGTTCATTCTTCAACTCCGAAATGTTGTTTGATACGCTGATTGATAGCGTGAGCAGTGTGTATTGGTTCAACACTATTAGTATTCACCTTGCCAACCCAAGTAGAACACTCCATACATTCCCGAACAATCAACTCGGCGAACTTTTCATACCTTGCGTTCTCGGCACGATATTCCCAGTCCGACTCAGTATCATCGGGCACAGGAAAGAATCCAGCCTGTTCAGCAAGTTCTCGAATTCGTTCGTTCATTTGAAAATACCTTTCTGTGCATCTGCTAAAGAACCGTACCCAAATTCTAACTGAATCCAGGGACGATCTACTTCGTCGCTCCAATCTCTATCGCCCGCGTAGTAGGTTCGTTCTTCGACTTCATCCAATACTGCTTCTACAATCAACTCGGCGAACTTTTCTAACACATCCTGCGGAACATCTTCCAACACCGATTCAGGACGGATTGACTCTTTGCAGGCTTGTCTCATAAGTTCTTTAATGCGTTCGTTCATTTTGATAGTTCCAACATTTTGTATAAAATACCAGCGTTCCAAGGATTGCCATTACACTTGGACCAAACTTCTTCAAACTTTTGTTGTGACAAC